GGTGCGGGCGCGCTGGGCTTCTTCGGTGCCGCAGCCTCGATAGCTGAGCGCCACTGCGGGAACAGGCGCCACAGCGCGCGCAGCTGCGGCAGGTGCCGGGCTGGCGAGAGCTCCAACCACGCCCGAAGGCTGGCCGGGGAGTTGAAGTCGACGGTCACGCCGGCGCCCCCTGCCGCGTGGCCTGGCGCCAGCGGTCGTACTTCAGGATGTAGAGCAGCCGGTCGCCGAAGGCGCGCTGCTCGCCGAGGATCCGGCGGCGAACGCTGACCGTGCGGGTCTCGACCGTGCGCTCCGAGATGTTGATCGCCCGGGCTGCCGCCTTGAAGCTGCCGTGCTCGATGACGGCGTCCATGGTCAACACCTCTACGGGCGTCAGGCCCCAGGGGTTGGTCACCGCATCCATCAGGCAGCCTCCGGCCAGATGAAGGCGGCGGGCCGGCCGTGCGTGGCGCGCATGCGCTCGACGACGTGCTGCACCTGCAGGCGGCGCAGGTCGCTCTGCCTGACCGGTGGCGTCGGCTTGACCTTCGCCGGCCGGGCCGGCCTGGCGGCGCGGCTGAAATCCATCGCCAAGCCCTGATCGGCGAAGACGATGGCGCTGTAGTCCTGGGGAACGTCTCTCATGCTGCTTCAGCCCTCCATGGGGGCCCGGTCAAGGGTTGGTTTCAGGCCGAGGCGCTGGCGCGCTGCGGCAATGGTCTCGGGTCTAGCCAGCGGCACGGCGTCTTGCGCATCGAGCATCTGGCGGGTCATCGCCGCAGCGCGCGAGCCGGCTGCAGCGGATTCGGCAGGCGTGACGACCGCGCCTCCCCGCGGGTCATCGCGGTGAGCGATCGAGCTGCGGCACCAGTTGCGCCAGGTCGCCTCCCAGTCCAGCTTCGTGGCGTCCTTTCCGGACTTGCTGTGCCAGTGGTCGCGGAACGACTCGCCCTGGCGCCGCACCTTGGCGGCATCCCACTGCGGGAACTCGCCCAGCGCCCAGTCACCCCAGGCCTTGGGCAGCTTCCAGTCCTTCGGAAGTCTCGACCCTCTGCTGGTGGCCGCCGCGCCAGCGGCGGGAGGTGGCGGCGAAGGGTTCGACGGCGCCCCCAATCCTGTTCCTGCTTCTGTTCCTGTTCCTGTTCCTGGTTGAGAAAGGGTTGTCGAAGGGTTCGGCAAGGGTTTGTTATCCACAGGGGGCTGAAGACCGAGCGCTTCGCCGCAAACCCGCATGAAATCTCGCTTCCAGCCGCATTGGTCTGGCACGGAACCGGCCACTTTGGCGACTGACTTGCGCTGATTGGGGTTCTCCGGCGGGTTCCACTCCAGGAACTTGGCAACCCACACCCATTTCGAGGCGTCGCACCGGGTTGCGAAACCCTTTGCGGATACGTTCGCGAACCCTTCGGCAACCCTTTCGGAAGACCATTGCAGGTCCTCGCAGGCGTAGCCGTCCGGCAGCCTGAAGACCCCGGCAATCGTGGCGTGCTTGCAGGTGAGCAGGTAGAGCACCAGCGTGCGCCCATCTTCGGAGAGCGAGCGGAAGTCGTCGCTCTCCCAGATCTGGCTGAAGACCTTGCCGTACTCCCTCACCGCACCAACCTCCACACGCGGCCACCGGCCGTGCCATGCCCCTTCGCGCGCGGCACGAAGCCGATGCAGCGGATCAGGTTCTCGCGCACCAGCGCGCCGTAGACTGGCCCGAACGCCCGGTCGTCGGGCGGCTTGATGCCCGCAGCCTTGCACCCGTCCGTGAGCCGCTCGCCGCTGGCCTCGCTGAGCGTGCCGAGCTGCTCGAGGATGTGGGCCTTGGCGCGCTCGCTGAAATCACTCACAGCGCGTGAGGCGCGCCTCTCGGCGAGCTCGCCGGCGACCTGGCCAACGGCACGGGCTTGAGCAAGCGGCGGCGGGGTGAAGTCGAGGGAGTACTGCTGCATGGCGTGGCCTCAGGCGGCTGCCTGCTCGGCTTCCAGCGCGTCGAACAGCGAAGGCATGGAGACCTCCTGCTCGGCCGACCGCAGGTAGTGCACCTGGTCCATGAAGTAGCCGGCGTTGAGCTCGCTGCCGCCGCCGCGGCGACCTTTCAGGATCGCGCGGTAGGGCACGGTGCCCAGGCCGCAGAACGGGTCGTAGACCAGCTCGCCAGGGTTGCTGTAGCGCTCGATGAGCCGGTCGACGATGTCGAACTGCAGCGGACAGACATGCTTCTCCACGGCGCGCCGGCTCTGCTCGCTGTTGAGCGTCAGCATGCGGGTCACGTCGTGCCATACGTCCGGGTGATGGCTGCCCGGGGCCAGGCTCATGAAGGTCGACGGCAGCGCGCCGCGGGCCTGCAGTTCCTCGCCGATGCGGACGTGAAACTCGTAGTCGTACACCTGCTCCAGCGAGTAGCGCGTGAACAGGCTGGCCAGCTTGTCCGGCCCGAGCGCGGCGAGCTCCTCGGCGGTGATCTGCCGGTTGCCGCTGGAGCGCCAGAAGGCGTGGGCGTCGACCTGCCAGCGAGCCAGCGAATACTCGCCCTTCGTCTTCACCACCCGCTCGTCGGCGAAGCCCTTCGAGCGATCGGTCTGCGGCTTGCGGAAGAGGATGATGTACTCGGGCGAGCCGACACCCATCTTCGTGCCGTCTTTGCGCTGCTCCTGGTAGGTGAGCCGGTAGGTCTGGTTGTTCTCCCGCACCACGTCGGTCACGACGGTGATGAGGCCCATGTAGTCGAAGCCGTGCTTTCGGCCATGCATGATGGCCTCGCAGTGGAACGGGCTCACGGTGGGCGCGCCGGCGCCGGTGACGTTGCCGAACAGGATCCGGTCCTTGACGTGGCAGCAGTACAGGCGGCCTGGCTTCAGGATGCGCAGCAGCTCGGGCGTCAGGAAGTCCATCTGCTCCCAGAAGTGCCCGTTGTCATCGGTGTGGCCGAAGTCGTTGTAGCTGGGGCAGTACTCGTAGTGGTTGGCGAAGGGGATCGAGGTCACGATCAGGTCGACGTGGTTCTCGGGCTGCCGGCGCGCCTCGTCGACGCAGTCGTTATTCGCCACGGTGAAGAGGTCGCCCTTGACTTCGATCCGCTCGACGCCGATCGACCTGGCCAGCGTCTCCTGCATGGCCAGCTGGTTCAGGCCGTACTTCTTGATGATGTCGGTCATGGCCGAGACGAGTTCCTCGTGTTGGGTCCACTTGGCCTGCAGGGTGCGCAACACCTCGCGCTCGGCCTCGCTGTAGACGATGTCGATGCGGACCTGGTGCTTCTGCTGGAAGCGGTGGCAGCGGTGCACCGCCTGGATCAGGTCGTTGAACTTGAAACCGATGCCGGCGAAGACCTCGCGGTGGCAGTGGCGCTGGAAGTTGCAGCCGCTGCCGGCGATCACCGGCTTGGTGCTGAGCACGCGGAACTCGCCGTTGCCGAAGCCGACGATGCGGCGCTCGCGCTCGTCCAGGTCCTGGCTGCCCCAGACGCTCACCGCCTCGGGAACGGCCGCCTGCAGCGCGTGTCGCTCGGCCTCGAGGTCGTGCCATACCACGAAGTGCTCGCCAGGCGAGGCGGCCAGGATCTCGCGTACCTTCTCAACGCGCGCCGGCAGGCTGTCGCGCTTTTCGGCCGCCGCGGCGCCCAGGCCGAGCGCGGGGTCGGTGAACAGCAGGCCCTGTCCCCACGAGTCGTGGCCGGCCTTGCTGTAGTCGCTCGGCACCTCGTGATAGACCACCTCGAGGGGTGGTAGGTCGTAGCCTTCGTCGCTGTAGCCGAGGTCGCTCGGCTTCTGGATGAAGACCGCCCAGCTGGACACCCACAGCCAGAATTCCTGCTCCTTGTGCGGGTAGAGCGTGAGGTGGCCGGCCTTCTCGCTGTCGCGCTGGAAGAAGCGGGTTAGCGCCTGGCCGGTGTCCATCACCCCGAGGAAGCCGGCGTAGTGGATGAGCTCCTTGAAGCGGTTGGGGCTCGGCGTGGCCGTGTTGACCAGCTTGAAGCGCACGCCCTCAAACAGCGGGAGGAACTCCTGATAGGTCTTGCTGCCGAAGCTGCGCAGAACGCTCGCCTCGTCCAGGCTGACGGCCAGGAACAGCGTCGGATCCAGCTTCCCATCGCGCACCGATTCGTAGTTCGTGATGTAGAAGCGGTGGCCCGCCGTCATCTCGTCGGCCGAGCGGATGAAGCGGAGCTCGATGCCGAGCATCGCCGCGTCGCGGATCAGCTCAAGCCGCACGCCGAGCGGGCACACGATCAGGAGCGGCTCGTCGCCCGGCACCTGCAGGGCGATCTGTCGCAGCCACTCGGACTGCATCAGGCTCTTGCCCAAGCCGAAGCTGGCGAAGATAGCGCGGTTGCCACCCAGCACGGCCCAGCGGACGATGTCGCGCTGATGAGGGAACAGCGTCGGATGGAGCGCCTCGGGCTTCACGTCGAAGCCCTTGAAGCTGGCCATCTTGATCTTGCGGCGCAGGAAGGCGGTGTAGTCGGCCGGGCCCGGCGTTTGCCGAATCGGCCGCACGCTGGCTTCATGACCTGGCGCGGTGGCACTCGGGCTGTCGATATTGCAGTCGGACGTGCCGATGCTTGAAAGGTTGGGCATGGGCAGAGCGGCGGGTCAGTTCAAGGCAGCAGCGGCGCGACCCTGCAGCAGCTGGCGCATCAGATGGTTCTCGGCGGCCAGCTTCTCCGCCCGCTCGTGCGACTCGCGGGCCCGGCGCTCCGCCTCGCTTTCGATCAGCACCAGCGTGCAGCCGAGCTGAAACGCGATCCACTCCGGATAGATCGTGTTGTTCACGAGCCGACAAAAGGCGCCGACCTGGTCGGGCGGGAAGCCGGCGTCGCCCTTCTTGATGCGCGAGAAGTGCCCGGCGTCGATTCCCAGGGCGAGATAGATCTCCTTGTCCTCCAGGCCCGACATCGCGCAGGCCAGTGAGAACGCCGCTGCGGCGTTGCGCTGGCGGCGGATCGTTTCGACCGGCAGCTCGACCTCCCGGCCCTGCCGCACCAGTGCCAACTCACCCTGACCGTCAACAGGCGTCATAACGTTTGACTTCACTTGACTATCCCCCCAGGGCAAAAAAAATCGACAGTGCCGGCATGGAAAAGCACGACAGCCACGTCATGCACTGGCGCACCCACAAAGCCCTGGCGGCGCTCATCACCAAGCTGCGCAAACTGCTGCGCGAAGGAGTCAGGCTCTGATGCATCGCTCAGTCCTGCCCGGTGCGGATGAACCGACCAGCGCCCACGGCGAGCACCGCGGAGGCGGCCAGGTAGAGCGCGAAGAGACCGTGCCAGAGTTCCATTCAGTCCTCCACCGCGTCGAACAGCCGCTCGATCGCGTCCCTGGGTTGCTTTGCCCTGCCCTGCTCCACCTGCCGGCCCTCCGGCCGCTCGCTCCAGTGGATGCGGCGGTGCGGGCACGAGACGTGGCTGCACTCGGCAAGGTCGTTGTTCTGATGAGCGGGGTCGCGGGCGCAGACCTCGCACTTGCATGGGCCGTCCATCGGTCAGCGACTCCCAGAGCCGTCAGCATCGGCCACCCAGATGGGCAAGCCGTTGATGACCTTGAACCGGCACCGCGTGATCACGACGCAGTTCGAGACGCATGCCGGCTGCAGCAGGTGGCCTCTCGCGACCGCCTGTTGTGCGAACTTCGGCAGGCCGTAGAAGGCCAGCACAGAGCCACTTCCGCCGGCGATGCGCTTCGTTGCGCTCCAGTCGAATCCGCGCGAGCGGCAACTGCGGCCGATGGCCTCGAAGAAGGTGCGCGCCTTCATGGCTCAGCCCTCCTCCCTGTTTGGTGGGCGCCCAGCCCGGGGCACACTGGCGGTCACCACAACTGCCAGCCCCGGGAGGGCGCCCATGAACTTCACCAGCGAGGAAGCGAAAGCCTTGGCTGTTCGCCTGTACGCGCAGCAATTGCTGATCGTTGGAATCTGCCGATCGGTCCCAGGCCTAGCGGACGCGCTGCGCGCGCACGTCGAAGCCTTCAGCGACAGGACGCTGTTCGAACCAATCCCGGCAGAGGAGATCGTCAAGCACGCCATGGCGATCATCGACGGGCCTCCTCCGACTTCCGAAGGAAACCGTTGATCGCCGCGTCAAGCCGCGCCCACTCAGCGTCGCGCTGCTTCTGGATCCGGCGGGCTTTGTATGGGGGCACCACACGACGACGTGGCACTGCCCGCAGTCCCTTTCGATGGCTAAGGAGTACGCCCATCTCACGCCGCCCTCTTCAGCGGGACCCGAGGGGCGCCCTTGGTGCCGGCCAGGTCTGGCCAGATTTCGTGCCAGTCCTTCGGCCGGCAGTCCCACCGCTTGACGGCGCCAGCCGTTTCTCGCTCAAGTGCCACAGCGAGCTTTTCGCCGCATGGCTTGCCGCTGAAGGCGACGTTCTTGAGGTGGTAGTAGGTCGTCCCAGCCGCCAACGCCAGTCGATGGCGGTCGGCAATGGCCAGCGGGCGTAGGTAGTCGGCAAGTCGCATGTGCCGCAATCTATACCATTTGGTATCTCGCGGTCAATACCGATCGGTGTCGCGCGTCGGATCGAATGCCGGCATGAACGACGACGCGTCAATTCGCCGCGCTAACCTGCAGCGTCTGGTGAAGGCCAGGGGCTGGGGTGCCAAGCAGCTGCACGAAGCTGTGGATCCCGATGGGGCCTACTCGTTGTGGCCGCAGCTACTGACTAACCCGAAGAAGTCGTTCGGCGAGAAGCTGGCCCGCCGCATAGAGGAGCGGCTCTCTCTGCCGCGCGGGTGGCTCGATTCCTTGGACAGCACAGTCCCGAAGGAAGATGTAGCGAAGGCTACGCTGCAAGCGCCTGGCGCCTTCGCCCTCGAGCACGCAATTGAACTGCTAGCCTTCGCGTTGAACGGCCTAGAGGATGCCGAGCGCGAACGTGCGGTCACCGCACTGGCCACCCTGGGACGGGCGCCAGATAGCCAGCGCGCGAAGCTAGCGGTTCATGCAGCGCTTGGCTCCCCTGCGACGATCGCGGCGATAGCAAAAATTGGAACGCTCAGTGAAGCAGCGCTCGACCTGGCGCTGATGTTGGACGCCATCCCGGAAGGGCCCGCAAAGGAGAAGGCGCATTCGGCGGCAAGCTTTGCTCTGTCCGTCCAGCAGGCGAATCTGGATGCTGCTGGCGCCACAGGCGTGCCAACTTCACCGCCCGCTCAACCGCCCGCTCCGCGTCCACGCAAAACGCGCTGACGAGGCCTTCGTGCGAAAGCGCTGCAAGGGCGGCAGCCATGCGCACGTACCGTTGATCTACGAGCAGAACGGCCGCACGCCCTCCTGATACGACCGACCAGGTGTCGAGCACGGCGCGGATGTCGCACACGTCCACGTCCTCAATGGCTGAAACGTCCAGGATCACGCAAGCCACCTGATCGTCGCTCGCGGCACGCGCCATGCATTCAACAGCCGCCGAAGGCGATCGCATGACGACCCTGGCGACCCCGTCGCCCAGCAGGTCGGTGCTCCATTCAACTGCAAGCCCCATCTACGTGTCCCCTCACCTGTTGGACCCCATTTTGATGGTCGCAACAGGTTTTGTGACCTGTAAGAATTGCGGACATGAAAACACCGAGGGAGGATGTCATCGCAGGAGCAATTGCCGTGCTTGGAACGGCTGGCTCACTGGATGACCTGGCCGACGGCGCCGCGGCGCTCGTCGATGGCATGGGCCTGCAGCGCTACACCATCGCTGACCTGAGAGGCGGCCTGCTGGTGCGGCTGATCCACGATGCCCCGGCCCCGCTTGACACGGAACTGGCCGGCCTACAGGCCGAGGATCCGGTGGCAACGCGCGCACGCTCGGCGCGAGTTCCCTTCGTGTGGCAGTGCGCCGACGGCTCCTGGCAGCAGCGCTTCTCTGACCTCGGCTACCGGTCGGGTGTTGCGGCCGCGTCGATCGGCCACAGCGGCACGGGATGCATCGTCATGCTGTCCAGCGACGATGCAGAGGTGCCGTCGGAACACCAGTCGGCGCTGCTCACCCATGCCTTCATGGCCGCGATGCACCTTTGCGGCCCGCTGCGCCAGCTGGCGCCGCCAAAGCTCGACTGCCCGTTCTCGGAGCGCGAGCTCGAATGCCTGCTCTACGCCCTCGCGGGGAAGTCCTCGAAAGAGACAGCGCGCGCCCTGGGCATCGAGTCTCGAACAGTCGAGACCTACCTCGGGCGCGCGCGGTACAGGCTTGGCGTCTCGTCGTCCTACGCTGCCGCAACCACCGCCCTGCGGAGGGGGTGGCTGGACGTGCAGCGGGCGTCTGAACTGGCAGGGTTAGGCCCCGCCACCGGTACGAGGAAAGTCTTGTGACTGAGGGGCATCGGCGATGCCGAGCAGCTGCAGCAGGAACGAGAGCATGTGGACTCCGATGACGCGGTCAACGTCGACCGCGAGTCCACTATGCGCGCGCTACCACACCACTGCCTATATGCACACCTGTCAGGTTTACGTACGGACACCTTTCAGGTAGGTTGAGCGCCCGCTTCCTAGCATCCGCTCCCACCAATGAAAAGCCCGCACGGGGCGGGCTTGGTGATGGAGTTCTGATGAACCGACGTGGACTACTGGGAGCCTTGCTAGCCGTCGCTGCGGCGCCTGTGCTCGCCGCGGCTCCGAGGCGCGACGACACCGCGTTGCTCCAAGGCATGATCGATCGCGGCGAGCCGATCGTTGCTGGCGTTTACTGGATCAGCCGCCCGCTGCAGTTGCGCGGGCCGGGCGCGATCATCCGAAACAACGTGATCCATGGCCCCAGTCAGGCCATAGTCCTGCAGAAGTCGAAGCGGCCGCACATCGTGACCAATAACGTCTTCGTGCCCTAGCCATAGTCCTTGTAGACCGTGCCGTCGGCAACGGTGACCTTCAGGTCCTTCTTGTCGACCACGGTCCATTGGCCGCAATGAGGGCAGTTGGTCCGATTTCCCGACAGGGTTACGGACTCGAAGACTTCCGTACTGCCGAAGTTGATGAGCCCCTTGAACGGGAACTCGCGTCCACAATTTCGGCACTTGGCCGTGACTTCTTTGATGTCTGCCATGTTGTCTCCCGGTATTGCCCGGTTGCGCCGGGCGCGCTACTGCTTCTTCATGGCGCGGCAGCGCGCCCATTCCTGCTTGTCTTTGACCTTTGCCTCCGCGGTCGTCTGCCACTGCATGTTCGATGGATCGTCGGCACCACCAGCGCAAAGCGGCTCGATGTGATCAATGGTCCAACCAGAGCACGGCCCGCTCGCTCGGCCCGTTCCCGGGCAGGGTTGCTGGCGCTTGAAGGCTGCGATGGCAGCGTGAGAGCGTGACGCGCCTTCGATCGGGGCAGCGAAGCAACAGGCGGCCAACGCCAACGCGATCACTTTCTCAGTCAATCAATCCCCCTTGGATGCAGCGCAGCACTGCGCCCTGCAGCGAGCTCGCGCCAGTCTTGCGCACTGCGCTGCGCTGACGGTGGCGAACCTCCACGCTGCTGATGACCAGCCGGTCGCTCACCTTCTGCACCGTGTAGCCGTCGCGGGCCCACTTCAGGCACTCCAGCTCGACGTCGTCGAGGACCGGCGCGCCTGATGGCGCCGGCGTGAAGATCCGCTGCATCGCCGCCTGGGCGTGCAGGGTGAGCATCTGAACGGCGCCCGTGAGACGCATGCGGCCAACCAGGTCAGTCGGCAGTGCATCTGGCCGATCGACACCGAACATGAACGATTCGAGGTGGCTCGGCTCGTGCGTGGAGCAAGCAATGCCGCACCTGTACCCGAATGGCGCCTGCGCGTCCCATAGGTCCATGACGCCAGCCTGGCAGTAGGTCGACTGGTCATAGACCACCGGCATGGCACCCGTGCGGAGCGCTGTCGTCACCGGGTCGCGGAGGGCGTCGCCCAAGTCGTTCATCGCGTCGACGAAGCCCGCAGTCGGGTTGGCGATGACATCGATGGACGCGCTCGGCTTCCCAAGAGCGCCTCGAATCAGCATGGCCGTGAACAGCCCGAATCCCAGGGCATTCGATGCCTCCTCCAGTCGCCGACGAAGAGTCGAGAGGTCCGGAGATAGACCGAGATCTTGGAGTTGCTGCAGCGGGAGCATGGGCCGACCTATTGGTGGATTTGCACCGTTGTCAGGCGTCCACCTGCGTAAGGAAGCGACGAAGCGCATGCAGGGCCTTGGTGTCCCGGCCGCCGTCGATGATGTAGTCATCGACATACCCCTTCGTCGTTCCCACGCGGACCCATACGCGCTGCCCAGCCGCCATCTGGCGAACGAGCGAAAGCGGGGCTGTGAAGCTGTGGGTCGACGTGACCAGGCTGCCGCTGGTGTCGAAGTTCGTGAGGCCAGGCAATGGAGCAAGGTCCGTCACGGCACCGTCGATGTTCACCTTGGCGGAGGTGATCCCGATGATCTGCAGGTTGATCGCGACCTTGAGGATGACGGAATCCGAATGCTCTGAAGACCACTGAGCACCGAGGCTCAGGCAGGCCGTGTCGCAGTGCATGCCATGCGGGCTGATGTCGACAACCCGTGCCCCGCTGAAGCCACTCCGCTGCTCTGTGGCCGCGGTCCCGACGTCGTTGGCGCAAGCCGAAAGGATCGCCGCTGCGATGGCGGCTAAGAACAAGCGCATTAAGGCCCTCCCCTGGATCAGGACATCGATTCTCCCTTCATCGGCGGCTACCTGTCTAAAGGTTAGGGAAACCACTCAGCCACTCAAGATACCAAACGGTATTGACACGATAGATACCGTTTGGTGTAATTCACCCGTCGCACCACAGCGACCGGGAGAACAGAGATGGCAACGCCCACGAACAGAGCAGACCGCGCAGAGGAGTTCGCTCAAGAGCGCGTCCTGGCTGACGCCGACACCTTCGCCGATTGGTTCTATGGCGAGTGCGGAATCAGCGAAGAGCAGCCGCACCAGCTGCCCGCCCAGCCCCGCGGCGAGCACACCGCCGAGGACTTCGCCGAGACGCCGGTAGCCGAGCTCTACCGCCTCGCGATCGACGCCGGCCAGAAGGGCCCGATCCGCCTCGCCGCGATGGACGCCATCCGCGAGCGCTACCTGAAGGCCAAGGACGCCTACATCGGCCGCCTCTCCCTCGAATCGCTGGAGGCGGCATGAGCACCAAGCACACACCAGGCCGCCAGTGCGACGCATGCGAGGGCTTCTGTCTGCAGCCCGCGCTCATCCTGCGAGACCCCGCCGGCCACACCGTGCACTTCAAGTACACGGCCGCCACAGAGATCGTCTTCACTATGCCGTGCTCGTCTGGCCCGGCGGAAGAGGTTTGCGTCGTCGGAGGAGAGGACGGCGCATACGACTGGGTGCACCTCAACGGCGCCGGCGAAGTGCTCAACCACTCGGACGCCGGCTACGGCTGCGCTGATGTCGCTTTGCGTGACGGCCTTATCGCGCAATCGGGCGGCCCGCTGGTGGATGTCGTCGAGACGCTGATCAGCCAGTTCACGGCGGCCGGCATCCGCCCGGTCCTTGGTAGCAACGATCCTGGCGAAGCCCTGCTCTGTCTCGCCACGATCACGCTCGCCAACTTCAAGAGGGGCGTGTGATGGCCCGCCTCACCTTCACCGAGCGCTGGTCCGTGCGCGTCTTTCTCTACGCCGGCGCGCTCTTCGGCTTCATCTTGCTCGGCCGCCTGGCCGCCGTGGGCTTCTGACATGAAGCAGCAGCCCTCTTCCTTCGACCGCGCCCAGCCCGTCATCGTCGTCCTGGCGGTGATCGGCTTCGCCATCGCGTGCTTTCGCATGCTCACCGGAGCCTGACCATGAACGAGACCATCGCGCTGCTGCAGCGCGCCTCCGAGTACATCGCCGCCAGCGTGCGAACCGTCGTCGTCGACGGCGAAGAAGAGCCCGCCACAGAGGGCGACGCTGAGGCGCACGACCTGGCCTGCGAACTCGCCCACGAAGCGGCCCGCCTGACGAGCGTCATCCGCGACACCGAGCCGGCTTGAGCGAGCGATGCGCTCCATGCCCACCCCCAACGCGCCGCGCGAGCTGAAGCAGTGGCTCGACAGCCTGCCGAGTTGCAAGGGCGCCTCATGCAACGGCGGCCGCCTGCCCTGCCGCGAGAACTGCAACCCGCTGCCCGAGATGGCCTGTTCGTCGGGTGGCGAGCCGACCGTTCCCGTTCGGAACAACCGCAGGCCACGGCGGCGCAATCGCGCGGTGCGCGTGCTGCGCGACCTCGTGCGCTGGCTGCTGAGCCCGAAGGCTTGGTGATCCGCCCCTGATGCCCCCTTTCATACCGGGAGAACGAATGAACGCCCCAAGCACCGCTCTGCAAGTCGCTGAGCCCACCGCCCACCTGCCGATGGCGTCCGAAACGGCGAGCACGGCCGCTGCCGCAAAGGCGAAGGCACTTGTCGAGGCCCGTTTCATCATGGCCATGCGCAACCCTCGCAACTGGGACCAGGTGCGACAGGACCTGCTCAAGGAATGCCGGCGCCCGTCCTTCGCCGACAACAAGAGCGCTTACTACGTCAAGCCGATCGGAGACGGCGTCGAGGGCCTGGGCATCCGCTTCGTCGAGGTCGCGCTGCGCTGTATGAAGAACGTGTCGGTCGACACGGAGATGACCTACGAGGATGAGTCCAAGGAGGTCCACCGCGTCGAGGTGACCGACCTGGAGAGCAACCTGCCGTTGGGTGCATGCATCCCGGTGAGCAAGTACGTCGAGCGCTCGCGGCCCGCCGACGACGGCAGCTACATCTCGGTTCGCAAGAACAGCTGGGGCAAGAACGTCTACCTCGTGCCTGCCAAGGGCGACGAGTTGCTCAACGTGCGCGGCGCGCTGATCTCCAAAGCGATGCGCACGCTGGGCCTCCGCCTGATCCCCGGCTACTTGCAAGACGAGGCAATCGAGATCATCAAGGCCGTGCGCCTAGATCGCGCAGCGCAGGACCCAGACGCCGAGCGCCGCAAGATCCTCGACGCCTTCGCCGAGATCGGCGTGAAGGCCGTCGACCTGACCGACTACCTCGGCCACGACGTTGCGTCCTGCTCGCCCGCCGAAATGGTGAAGCTGCGCGGCCTGTACGGCGCCATCCGTGATGGCGAAGCGACGTGGGCCTCCGTCATCGAGAACAAGGAAGCCGGCGGCCCGCCCGCGCCGCCGGCCGCGCCGAAGTCGATGTCCGCCGAGGCCTTCGACGCGAAGAAGGCCGGCTGGCAGAAGACGGTCGCCGACGGCAAGAAGACGCCCGACGACCTCATCGCCTTCATCCAGACCAAGGACCAGCTCACACCCGAGCAGCAGGCGGAAATCCGCAGCTGGGCGCCGGCACCCGCAGGAGACAAGCAATGAAGACCCACAGCCTCATTCAAGGCTCGCCTGAGTGGCACGCTCACCGGGCCGCCCACTGGAACGCCAGCGACGCGCCGGCAATGATGGGCTGCTCGCCCTACAAGTCTCGCAGCCAACTGCTCCACGAGATCGCCACCGGCATCCAACCCGATATCAGCGGTGACACGCAACGGCTGTTCGACGAGGGCCACCGTTCCGAAGCACTGGCGCGCCCCATTGCCGAGCGGATCGTCGGCGAGGACCTCTACCCGGTGAGCGGGTCGGCGCAGTTTGGCCTCTCGCGAGACCTCGCCGCATCGTTCGATGGATTGACGATGGCCGAGGACACGGTGTTCGAGCACAAGAGCTTGAACGAGCAGCTCCGGGTCTGCCTACCCGTCGGCGTCGACTCGCCCGTCATTGGGGACGAGTTGCCCATGCAGTACCGCGTGCAGATGGAGCAGCAGCTGCTGGTGTCTGGCGCTGAGCGCGTGCTGTTCGTCGCGTCGAAGTGGACCGATGCCGGCGCGCTGGTCGAAGAGCGCCACTGCTGGTATCTGTCCGACGCCGATCTGCGCGAGCGGATCCTGGCCGGCTGGGCGCAGTTCGAGAAAGACGTCGCCGCCTACGTCCCCCCCGAGCCGGAGCCTGTCGCTCCGGTGGGCAAGGCCCCCGAGACGTTGCCCGCGCTACGCGTCGAGGTAACCGGCCAGGTGACCGCGTCGAACCTTGCCGAGTTCAAGGCGACCGCGCTGGCCGCGATCCGAGGCGTCAATCGTGACCTGAAGACGGACCAGGACTTCGCCGACGCCGACAAGGCTGTGAAGTGGTGCCAGGACGTCGAGCAGCGGCTGGCGGCGGCGAAAGAGCATGCGCTGAGCCAGACGGCCAGCATCGACGCGCTGTTCAAGACGATCGACGACATCAACGCCGAGGCGCGGGCCGTGCGGCTGGAGCTCGTAAAGCTGGTCGACCGGCGCAAGGCCGAGATCAAAGCGGACGTGATCATCAAGGCGTCGCAGGCCTGGCAGAAGCACGTCGATGACCTGAACGCCGAGATCGAGCCGCTGCACCTGGCGCTGGCCCTGCCGGACTTCGCGGGCGCCGCCAAGAACAAGCGCTCGCTGTCCACACTGAAGGACGCGGTCGACACCGAGCTGGCCAACGCGAAGATCGCAGCCGACGCCATGGCCCGCGACTGGCGCGCGAAGCTGACTTGGTACGGCGAGGAGGCGGCCGAGTACCACTTCCTCTTCGCCGACCTGCAGGCGCTGGTCCAGAAGCCGGCCGATGATTTCCGCCTGGCTGTGACGGCGCGCATCGACGGGCATAAGAAGGCCGAGGACGAGCGCAAGAAGCAGGAGGCCGATGCGGCCCGCTTGACCGCCGAGGCTCTGCAGGCCGCAGCAGCGCCGAAGCTGGCAGCGGTCGGCATTGCCCAGGTCGAGCCGCTTGCGCCGCAACCGACGGTGACGATCGCGCAGACCTCCGGCACCGCCACCGCGCCATGGAGCAACGTCGACGCCGGCTCGCTGGAGACCACCGAGGACATGGCGCAGCCCTACCGGCCAAGCGATCACGTCATTGAGGATGCCGCACCGACCGACGGCCCGGCCACGCTCAAGCTCGGGACCATCTGTGAGCGCCTCGGCTTCACGATGACTGCCGTCTTCGTCGCGGAGACGCTCGGGGTGCAGCACACCAGTACCGACAAGGCGGCGAAGCTCTACACCGAGCACCAGTTCGCCCAGATCTGCGCCGCGCTGGTGTCGCATGTCGCTGCGATGGACGAGCTCTACGCCGGGGCCTGAACCATGAGCCTGCAGCTGATCGAGATCCCGCGTCAGCGCTACGACGCTGAGAAGGGACTGATGGAACTGGATCCCGTGTCCGCTTTCATCCAGGACTTCGAACCCGGCCGCGGCCAGCTGACGCTGGTCTGCTGGGGGCGCGCATGGTCACACTTCTGGGGAGCGATGGGCAACGGATCGTCGCTGCGCGATTTCCTCCTCAAGGCCGACACGGGTTACATCGTCATGAAGCTGATGCTGCCCGGCGACGTGATGTTGAAGCGGGCTGAGAAGCGCGAGGAACGCTGGCTGACGCAGATCGTCGAGGCCCTGAAGCGCGAACTGCTCGAGAAAGGCAGCGCCTGACCATGAGCGGCAATCCCTGCCTCATCCTGGAGTGGAGCGAGTCCCACGAGTGGGCCGGCCTCTTCACCGGTGTTGCCGGCGGCGGCGTTCGGCAGCCCGAGCCGCTGCGCATCCCGCAGGAGCGCCGCCCGGTGATGCTGCAGCCCGACCGCAAGACCGCCGAGGAAGAAGCGAAGCGCCTCGCCATGGCGCACCCGGGCAAGCGCTTCGCGATCTTCGAAGCGCAGGTCGAGAGCCGGCGCGTGGAGATCGCCAGCCACGTCACGGTGAAGGGCGAGGTCTGGATGACGCGCCCTGCTGCCGCGCTTTGCGAAATCGACGACGGCCAGATCCCCTTCTGACCATGATTCGCCGCACTCCCCTCCAACGCAAGGCGCCGCCAAAGCGCGAGCGCCGGCTGCCCACCGTCCCCGAGACGCCGCCCGCGGTGCGCTCGGTGATGGCCAGGGCCGCGAATGAGCTCGTCGCTCAGCCGAAAGCGCAGACCCACCGCGACGCGCGCATCCGCGCCTCGGCCAACGGCGAACCGTGCCTTGTGCGCCTGCCGGGCTGCCCCGGGGAGCCGCGGATGACGATCTGGAGCCACTACCGCGGCAGCGCGGGTGGAAAGGGGCTGGGCCTCAAGAGCCACGACGTGGCCGGCGCCTACGGCTGCACCTACTGCGATGCGATCTACGACGGTCAGCGGCCGCGTCCAGCGGGCATGACGCAGACCGATGTCGAGCTGGCCTGGCACGAGGGACACATCCGCTCGCTCGGGCGGCTGCATGAGAAGGGGCTCATCTGATGGCCGACGCCGAACAACTCCAACTCGATACGCCCGCGGCGCCAACGCCGCCCGTCACACTCAACACTCCGCACGCGCGAGACATGCTGCGGAAACGCTACCCAGCCCCGGAGTGGGCCTTGCTCGAAGAGGTCGCGCCTTCGACAGGCGGTGGCACGCGGTACGCCGACGCGATCGCGGTGAACTTGTGGCAGAGCCGCGGACATGCCGTGCACGGCTTCGAAATCAAAGTGAGCCGATCCGACTGGCTGCGAGAGCTGAAGCAGCCCGAGAAGGCTGAGCCGGTCTATCGCTACTGTGACTACTGGTGGATCGTGGCCCCGAAAGGCATCGTCAAAGACGGCGAGTTGCCGCCCACCTGGGGCCTGCTGGAGCTTCGCACATCGGGGCTGGTCCAGACGATCAACGCCCCACGCCTCGATGCTCAGCCGATCACCCGCGCTTTCTTTGCATCCCTCATGAGGCGGGGCCATGAACAGCTCGATCGCTTGGCCGAGCTGAAGCAGCGCGATTCCATCGCCAAGGCGCGAGCCGACATCGACGCTCGCGTGGCAGAGCAAGTGAAGTGGAGCACTCGCCGCCATGAGGAACTGCTCGCGAACATGAAGAAGTTCGAGGAGCAGACGGGGCTATCCATCGGCAGCTACGGCGGCCCGCCGGTGAATGTGATCAAGACCGCTCAGCAACTCGCAAAGCTGGGCGACTGGAAAGGCGACGATCCGCTTAAGAAGCTGGCGAAGTTGGCGGAGGACCTGGAACAGGCTTCCGCGGTGGTGCGCCAGGCGATGGCCGCCAGCGGGCTGGTGCCACCGCCAGCCGACGGAGCCACCGAGTGAGCGACCGCCGCACCATCGTCCTGGACGAGCGAGACATCGTGCTGCTGGCCAGCGGCTCGAAAGAGTCGCTGCACGCCGCCGTCTCGCAGCTGTACCAGCTGGCCCAGCAGCGCGTCGCCCAGTCGCCCGACAAGGTCGACCGCGAGACCGGCGAGCTCGAGCCCCGGACGTGGCGCTTCATCTTCGGCGAGGACACCGAGGACATCACAACGAAGCAGCGGGGCTTCTTGCATGCCGCCGTGTTCCCGCAGATCGCCGAGCAGGTCGTGCTCAACGGCGAGCGCTTCGCCCCTGAGACCTGGAAAGAGCACTACCGCCGCAAGTTCCTGCCCGACCGCTGGAAGGTGCGCAAGCTCCCCGGCGCCAAGCGCGCGACGCCGCAGCGCGTGCGGGTGAGCACCGAGGACCTCAGCGTCAAGCAGTACAGCGAGCACATCGACATGGTCATCGCCGACGCGACTGTCGAGTTCGGCGTGACCTTCATTTTCAACACCGAAGAGCGCGAAGCCGTGCGGTACCGGCGGCCGTCGCGCAAGCGTCAACCCGAGGCCGCAACAGCGGCCGCTAACCCTGAATTCACATGCACATGAACGAACGCCTCCGCCCCGCCCCTCAGCCCTATTGCAACGAGCAGCGCCCGCCGATCGTGCTCAACGAGATCGCCGAGGAGCGATCCGGTCAGGTCCGCGCAATCGGCTACGACGAGGCCACGCGCACCCTGGCCGTGCAGTTCCGCCGCGGCGAGGGCGCGATCTACCACTACCCCAACGTGCCGCCCGATCTGCACCGCGACTTCATCAACGCCGAGAGCCTGGGCATCTTCCACAGCAAGTTCATCAAGGACATGGTGTTCAAGAAGTACCGCCCCGAGCAGCAGCCGGCCTGAACCCTTTCGGGCAATGCGGAGCGGACGGCAGCTTCCTCCCGGTTGCACCAAGCCATTCCCGCACCGTGCCCCCATTCTTCTTTCCGAGGTCCCATGAGCAACACCGGCTTCGCCGAGCAGTTCCTCCGCGACGTGGCCCAGCATGAGCTGCACGTCATTCGCGACGATGGCACATACCGCCATCTGCGCTTCAAGCGACCCAACACCTACTGCATGCACTTCGACCTGATCACCTGGCCGGGGTACCTCTGCTACACGGGCGATATGGGCACCTTCGTTTTCACGCGTGTGCCCGACATGCTGCGCTTCTTCCGGCGCGACGCAGGGAGCCCGGCGTTCCGCATCGACTTCCGATACTGGGCCGAGAAGGTGCAGGCCGGCGATCGCTGCGATGGCGTCGACGAGTTCAGCCCGGACAAGTTCAAGGCCGAGGTCCGCGACTTCTTCGAGCAGAGCACCAGCGATAGCGAGGACTGGCCCGAGGAGCGAAAGGCCGCTCTCTGGAGCGAGATCACAGACGACGTGTTCGGAGACCTCGACGACTGCGGCGAGCACTGGGCATGGGTGCGCCTGTGGGAGTTCCAGCACGATGGCTTCAGCTTCCAGGACTGGGAGCGCAGCTGCCGCGAATGGTCACAGCGCTTCCTGTGGTGCTGTCACGCGCTGGAGTGGGCGATCGATGTCTATGACGCGGCGAAGGCGCCCAAAGCTGAGGTGGCGCCGTGCTGAAGCCAGTCGAGATCCGCCACTTCCACCTCTTCGCCGGCCTGGGTGGCGGGGCCCGCGGCTTCAACCACGGCGAGGCCCGCGTCGGCAAGCCATGGAATCTGGCTTGAAGAAGTTCCACGGCACCCCCATCGGCGGCAAGCGTCAGGACGTGGCTCGATTCCTTGTAGGCCGCGATGCGCTGGTGCCTTTCCTGCGCCAGGATGACATGGGCGCCGTGGGCGAATTCTGCCGGTCGTTCGTGTTCGACAACAGTGCCTTCAGCGCCTGGCAGCGAGACGTCGTGATCGACTTCGACGAGTACGTGACCTGGGTGGAGCGGTGGCATCGGCACCCCGGCTTCGAGTGGGCGCTGATCCCCGACGTGATCGACGGAGACGAGGCGGCCAATGATTCCTACGTGCGCGGCTGGCCGCGCCGCTACCCAGGCGTGCCGGTCTGGCACCTGCACGAGAGCCTGGGCCGCCTGCAGCGGCTGTGCGCCGAGTGGCCGACCGTCGCGCTCGGTTCGTCCGGCCAGTGGGCCACGCCTGGCACGGTCGCCTGGTGGCACCGCATGGCCGAGGCGATGAACGTCGCGTGCGACGAGCAAGGACGGCCGAAGACGAAGCTGCACGGCCTGCGCATGCTCGATCCGGCCATCTTCACCGCGCTGCCGCTGGCCAGCGCGGACAGCACGAATGCCGCTGTCAATTGCGGCGCCAAAAGTCGATTCGGGATGTACCCGCCAGCCACGACAGCCCAGTGCGCCGAGGTCATCGCCGAGCGCATCGAGGTTCAGAACTCAGCCCCGGCCTGGGCCGGCCTGCCAACCCAAGTGGATCTTTTCGCGGCATGAACACCTACAAGCTCAAGTTCAAAGCGAAGTGCCCGAACGACGGCACGCTGGTCGAGTACGACTGGGCGCTGCACACCTGCTACACCTACATGACCGAGGAACTGCGGCGCGTGGCCGATAGCTTCGTCGAGGGCTACCAGGAGCGTATCGCTGACGAGCTCCACGAGCGCTTTGGAGGCCAGCAGGTCATCACCGCAGTCCATGCAGGCGACGTGCGCGTCGAAACCAGGAGGCCGGAGTTCGTGCATTGGGCAAGGCCCAGCGACGGAGCCCAACCTGCGAGGACAGCATGATCGTCACCACTCAACAGAAGGTCCGCGCCCGCAAAGCGTTGAACCATGCAGTCGCGGCCGGCAAGATCATCCCGCAGCCCTGCGAGAAGTGCAGCGCGCCGAAAGCTCAAGGGCATCACGACGACTACAGCAAGCCGCTCGAGGTGCGATGGTGGTGCGCAAGGTGCCATAGCCAGCACCACAACCAGAAGCACCCTACGACGAAGGCCTGCGAGGTGTGCGGCGCGATCTTCACGCCGCACCCGACGAAGCGGGCGCGCGCGAAGACCTGCTCGCCGGCGTGCCGGGCGAAGTCGATCTCGAAGAGCCTGATGGTTACTCCCGTGATACCGCCATGGGCGAAGCTGGACAAGGCAGCGGCTGAGCGCATCCGCGGTCGCTACGCCGCCGGCGGCGTGACCCAACGGGCCCTGGCGCGCGAATTCAACATCCACCACTCGCAGATCGGCTGCATCGTGCGAGGTGAAGCATGGAAGTGATCGCGAGCGAGATGGGCCGCACCCTGCTGCTGGCCTGGAGCGGCGAAACCTTCGCGCTCAGCGCGGCGCCGGTGTGGGTTCTGCCGGTGGTTGTCGGGCTGAGCGTGGCGCAGGCGATCTAGCCCTCCTTCTTGACCTCCCACCCCGCTCCGCGGTCCTTCTTGTCTGTGTCCCTGGTCCAAGTTGTTCCGCAGTCACGGCATGCGTATGACTCGATCGCGCCCTTCGCGTATCCGCCCGTCCAGCTCGCCGAACCAGTCTTCTCCAAATTGGCATGGGGCGGCACGTCTTTCAGCTTATCAACCAGCGATTTGCAAGCCTCGCACATTGGCATAGGAGCCTCCTTTGACTGAACGTCCAATCCTATTCGCTGGAGCTATGGTGCGCGCGATCTTGGCCGGCACGAAGACGCAGACGCGGCGCGTCGTGAAGCCACAGCCGACGCATTTCAACCCCGCCGGGGTGCCGCGCCGCGTGGTGCCAGCAGGCGGAGCGAGCGACGTGATCGCGTGCCCCTACGGTCAGCCCGGCGACAGGCTTTGGGTGCGTGAGGCCTTCGCTTTCACCGACGCCCACGAGCCCCACTATCACGGCTCTATCGAGTACCGCGCCGACAACAAGTGCTTAGCGGTCGATTGCGGGCCCGTGACAGTGGACGTGCCGCACAACTGCGACCCGCGCCCGTTCGATGGCCCGTGGCGCCCCAGCATCCACATGCCGCGCTGGGCCAGCCGCATCTCGCTGGAGATCACTGGCGCGCGCGTGGAGGGGCTGCAGGACATCAGCGAGGAGGATGCGATCGCAGAAGGCGCGCCAGGCTACGAGGAAGGCGTCGACGCGCCGCCGCAGGACGAGGGCTCCGAGTGGTCCTATCGCGCGTCCTTCCGTCGGCTGTGGGAGTCGATCAACGGCCCCGACTCCTGGGAAGCAAACCCCTGGGTTTGGGTCGTCGAGTTCCGGAGGATCGCCAATGCTTGAGGGCATTCGCCGCGGCGCCGTTGTGTCGGAGTGTGGCCGCTATCGCTGGACGATGACCCGCGACTGGGATGAGCGGCCCCGCCTGCTGGTCGGCATGTTCAATCCGAGCGATGCGAACCATGAGATCGACGACCCCACGGCGATCATCCTCTGCCACATCGCCGCGCACAACGGCTTCGGCGGCTACACCGCCGTCAACCTCACGCCGCTCCGCAGCTCGACGACGGGCCCGGCGATCGACATGCTGCGGCGTGCGCAGGTCGACGGCGATCTGGAGCTTCGTGAGGTGCTCTGGCGCAATGCGCGCGTGATCGACGACGAACTGGCCAAGGCTGGCGCGTTCCTGGCCGCCTGGGGCGCCATGGGCGCCGAGGCCGGCAGCTGGTACGAGCTTCTGATGCAGACTCTGCGCGACCGCCGGACGCCGGTCTACCGGCTGGGCGTCTGCGCGAACGGGCATCCCAAGCACCCCATGGCGCGCGGCAAGCACAAGGTGCCGAAGGACGCGCCCTTGCTGCGCTGGGAGATTGGCGGGTGACCGACTCCGCTATCCTCACCGCCCAGCAGGCCGGCGCCCTGCTTGGTCTCAGCGCGCGGAAGATGTACGAGCTGGCCGCCGAGGGAGCGCTGCCGGCGCTGCGCCCGTCAAAGGGTGCGGTGAGATTCCTAGAAACTGACGTGCTGGAGTATCGAGCGAGATGCCGATCTACCGCGACAAAGAGAATGGTTGCTGGCGCTTTGAATTTAACCGCCGCATCCCTGGGCACGGCCGGGTCCGGGCTCGAAAGCGCCTTCCGAAAACTTGGAGTCGACACCAAGCGGATGCATTCGACCGAGAAGAAACCGCGCGCCTGTACGCCCTCGCCACAGGAACCGAGAAACCTGCGGCTGGTATCGAGCGAGCGGTAGAGCTGTACGTCATCGAGCGCCTGCCGCAGCTCAAGGCTGGCAAGCGCACCGCGCAGGAGCTGCTGCTGTGCCTCTGGGCCTATGAGGGCAAGACCCTCGCGCAGCTGGCCGACGTGGCCGCGACGATTCGCAAGCGCTGGGCCGGCGAGCTCGCGCCGGCGACGATCCGCAACCGCATTCGCTACCTCACGGCGGCCTGCCGTTGGGCCTGGAAGCACCATCACCTGTGCGACCACGATCCGGCCGAGCGGGTCACCGTACCCCAGGCCGACAACGAGCGCCAGGTCTACACCGACCGCGCCGGCATGCTTCTCATGGCCCAGCAGGCCAAGCCCTGCCCCGAGACGCGCGCCCTGATTCGCATCGCCTTCTACAGCGGCATGCGCCTGGGCGAGATCCTTCGTGTTGAGGTCGATCACGAGCGCCAGCTGTTCAAGCTGCCCGACACGAAGAACGGTGAGCCGCGGTGGATCCCGGTGCACGCGCGCATCCGCTCGGCGGTGCGCTACCTGCCCTTCACGCTGTCACGCACGACGCTGATGAAGCGCTGGCGCCTGGTGCGCGGCGCCGTGCTGATGGACCACCTGCACTTCCACGACATGCGCCACACCACGGCGAGCGAGATGATCAACTCGGGCGTGGACCTCTACACGGTCGGCGCGGTGCTCGGGCACAAGAGCGCGCAGAGCACGAAGCGGTATTCACACATGGCGACCAGGACGCTGGCCGAGGCGCTGGCCAAGGTGGGCCAGAAGGCAGCGTAGCGTCTTGGCTACTTCCAGCCGAGCCAGTAAACGAGGCCGGCGACCACCAGGCCGCCGATCACGCGCAGGACAATCTTCACGACCTCGGCGCGCCAGAACGTAGCTCGCTTGGACTGCGGTGCGGGCGGCGCATCCGCCGGCACTGCGACGAAGCCGGATCCGTGATTGCCATTCAGCTGGACATCGTTGAGCACGACCTTCTTGGCGCCCTTGGTGTAGACGCCGTCCCCGTAGTTGCCGCTGGCCGAGCCGCCGTTCATGATGATCTCGCTGCCCTCGCCGGCATACACGCCGCCGCCTTTCGGCTCGCTGTCCTGACCCATGGTCACGCTCCTGTTGCTGACCCCCGGAGTTATACGGCGCATCGCGCCTTCTTGAATCTCCACGCTTTAGTGAGTCCCGTGGACAAGAAAATCCCCCACCACGCCCGCGAGCGAACTTCGCAGAACAGTTCTAAGTAATTGATTTCACTGGTGCCCGGAACCGGGTTCGAACCGGTATGCCCCGTGAAGGGCCGCGGATTTTAAGTATTGCGCGCGGTCCCTGCGTCGCCGGCTCTCATAGAGGGAAGAACTCGCGCACACCTCGCGCAGTTGGTCCAATTTCGCGCGAGTTTGGGCAAGAAATTCCCCCACCGAGAGATACTGTATATTTATACAGTATGAGGCGCGTCGAAACCTACCGCTGGCGCATCCAATGGCTGGGGCGCTGGACCACCACGCGGCACCACGCCTGCGAGGGAGACATCAAGGTCGAACACCCCGAGGCCACGCCCGTGCCCGGGACGCTGATCGTGCGCGAAGTGCCGGAGACCGAGGAGGAGTACGCCCAGCAGGTGGCGCGGATCAGCTTCGGGGCGGTTGCGACACCAGCGCCTGGCATCGGCCGTGCTCAGGACAAGCGCGGCGGCGGCTCCGGCGGATCCTCCGCGTAGACCTTGCGCCAGCGCACCTCGGCCGCAGGGTTGCACGCGCAGCGCGTGCCTTCGGCCTCGCACCCGTCGTGGCCCCATGGCTGGCCAGGATGTTCGGCGCACAGCCAGCCGGGCTCTTGCGACAGGTGGCACTGGGGACACATCGTCAGCGCTTCTTGGCGTCCAGGATCCTATGCACCGCGGCCTCGGCCTGGATCTTGGCGCTCAGGTGCGCGTCCTGCTCGCTCCGCGAGACCCGGACGGTCGCCTGAAACATGCCGTCGTCCACCCGGTAGTAGCCGCGCCAGCGGTCGCCGATCTGGCGCGCCTCGGTGGAGATGCGGTGCCCTCGGTACTCGCTGTGCTCCATGCACGCATGATGAGGCAAAGCGCGGGCCCGCGCGCGGCTCAGTGGTCGAGCCGGCCGCCGTCTAAGTCGCCACGCCCGCCGGCGAGCGATGCCGCCCGGCACTTGGCGTACTGGCCGGCGGCGTAGTTCGCCCAGAGCACCCAGGCGCCGAAAGTGTCATCGCCCAGCGGCACCAGACGCGGGCAGCTGGCCAGCTGCAGCGCCGTCGGGCCCGCTGGCGGCAATGCCGGGCCCGGCGTTGAGCATGCGCACAGCATCAGCGCCGCTGCGGCAATCGCGGTAGACCTCGCGAGTCTGGACCTCGCGCTCGAGCGAACGGGTGACGGTGACATGCTTGACCTCGATCGAACTGATGGCGGCTGCAGCCGCGCTGGCGGCAGCCTCGCGCGAGAGTTGCGCGGCCCGGTCCTCCCGCGACTGGATGGCAAGCTCCTTGTCCTGGCCGGCGCCGTAGAACCACAAGGCCGTACCAGCCAGGCTGACTGCCCATGCAATCACGGCGGCGAGCACCAGCGACGGGCTCACGAGAACATGCCTCCCGCACGCTGATAGGCCAGCAGCAGATCCGCATAGCCGTTCTCCCGCTGGCCGTAGCCGGCGCCGGGCAAACTCGCCCAGATGTTCTTCACCTTGGCGATCGCCTGGCTGACGCGCCCGGCGTCTATGTCGTCCAGTGCCCGACGCTCGCGGATCTGCTGCAGGGCAATGAGGTCCTGGGACTGGGGGCTGAAGTCCGGCAGGCCCAGCTGCCGCCTGTAAGCATCGAAGTAGCGGGCCAGCAGCTGGTAGCGGCCCGCTGCGGTGCTCTTGAGCCCGTTGCCGAGATCCACCAGGATGCGCGGATGGTCGGCGTAGCCGTCAAAGAGCTTCGGCGCCGCTGGCGTGCTGCCGACGATCACGTCGTAGCCGTTGTCGCTGGCCGCCAGCAGCTGCGGGCCAATCTCGCTGAACGCGATCATGTCGAGGAATGCTCCCCGGTTGCCGGCTTGTGAGTTGCGCGACATGGCGTTCACTCCCTCGGGGCGCCCCCAGCAATTGCATCGCGAGCCTCGCGCGCCATGTCGAGCAGGTCCTGGCCTTCGCGCTTGGTGAAGAAACGCATCCACGCCGCCACGACCCAGAAGCCAGGCACCGCCGTGACTGCCAGGAACGGCGAGGCCGCGGCGAGATAAGTCATCAGTGGGTGCTGGTCCGCCAGCATGTGCTGCCAAGGCGTCAGCAACCACGGGAACAGGTCGATCGCCTTGAAGGCCAGCGGGAAGCCCAAGATGAACGAGCACAGCAGGCCGCCAGCCAGCCGGCGCACCGCGTCGCGGTGCTCGTCTCCGGCCTTCAGTGGCACGACGGTGAAGCCGAGGCACACCGCCATCAGCGACACCGCAACGGTCATGAGCGACGCGATCGCCCCAGTTTTCAGGCCCAGGCCAAACGCCGCGCCGCTCGCTCCATCTGCTGCCATCTGCACCCCTCGAAGGAATGCGAAGGCATGCTACGGAGCGAGGCCTATGCGACCTGCTGCACGATCGCCGAGGTGATGGGAACGAAGGTGATCGAGCCACCCGGCGGCACCGTCACATTGGCCGCGCCCTTGGTCCGGATCTTCGCCATGTTGTGCGTGAAGGTGATCGAGTTCGTCGCGTCAGCGTTGCGGATGATGATCAGCGGGGTGACGTGGTTGATGCCCGACACCGCGACGTCGGTGATCGTCGTCGGGCTGCCGGGCGTGTAGCTGTTGAGCGACTTCGTCACCGTCATGACCCCGGCGGCCACCGTCGCCACCGACCAATAGCTCAGCGCGATCACGTCGGTGTTGACCATGTCGCTCGTGTTGAGCGAGCCGAGCCGGCTGGTCGGCATGTAGTCCTTGGTGATGTTCGTGCTGCCGGTCTGTTCGATCACCTCGACGGTGGTGACGCACTCCTGAATCGTGTTGTCGCCGATGTCGATGTAGCTCGCCGCGTTGTTGTCGATCGGCTTGTAGGTGATGCCTCGCGAGCCCGAAGCGTTGTTCAGGCGGATGGTGTTTTCGTGGACCTCCACCAGCACCGTGCGCATGTCGGTACCGACGTCCCCGATGAGCACCCCGTACACCGCGGCTTCGACATGGGCGGTCTGACGCAGCGTGACGCGGTTCTTGTAGATTGAACTCTTGCGGATTGCGCCGCTGGTGGAACCAGCCCGGATGCCGCCCGTGACCGAGTCCACGATGGTGTTGTCGAAGATCTCAAGGCCTTCTGCGAACTCTAGGATCGTCGCGCTCTCGTACTGACCAATGGCCAGGATGCCGTACGCGCCAGTGCGGCGGTAGGCCCGGTGCACGCGCTCGGCTACCAATGTCTGCGGCGGCGCCGCGGAAGCGGTCACCGTGTTGCCGACGATACTGTTCGCCTTGGCAATGAAGTAGTCCTCCGACGTGTAGTCGGGCAGCACGACGAGCCAATCGTTCGCCGCGAAGGCGCTGGCATCGTCGAGCACGAGGGACGTCGAGCCCTGCAGCATCGTGCCGTTGGTGAAGACCTCGCTGTCGGCAGTGATGCCGGTGCGGCGGATCACGTTGCCAGAGACACGCAGGTCCTTGCACCCAGCGGAAAGGTGGATGCCGTAATTCGAGGCGCCCTCGATGACGTTGCAGAAGATGCCGCCGGCCTGGGCACCGGAGATCGGGCCGCGGGACCAGTCCGAGGTGGCCGCAGCCTGCAGCGAGGCCGGCACCGCGCGCAAGGCGACGCCGGTGGCGCTGACGTTGCTGGCGATCGAGACGAGGCGCACGATGGCCCGGTCGGTGCCATTGCGCAGTGTGAAGTTGATGCCCTTGTCTTCGCTGCCGAAGGTGCCCGCCGTCGCGCTGAGCGTCAGCGTGGCGCCCATCGCGTAGCTTCCACCCGTCAGCGTCAGGTTGGCGCCGGCGCCCGTCGCATTGACGCCGCCAACGAAAATGCCACTCGAGGCGCAGTCGGTGATGTGGTTGAAAGCGACGTAGATGTTCTGGTTCGACCGCGAGATCGACAACCCGTTGTCGGCCGAGAAGCGGCTTACGTTGCCGACCACGGTGACGTTGTTGCAGTAGAGGATGCCGGGGTCCTTGGTCCGGATGAACTCGTTGAAGCTCACCTCGACAGAGCCGTCGGCGTCGGCCACCCAGATAGGCAGGCCGTTGATGTTCTTGAACCGGCAGCGCGTGATGACGCAGTTGGAGACGTCGCCCGATCCCTTGGCGAAGCGCAGATTAAGCGCCTGCAGGATCGAGTTGCCCGTGTCCGCGTTGTAGGGGTAGTTCGCGGGGTTGCGCGTGTGACCACCATCGAAGGTGATGCCCTCGATGTGGGCGCCGGTCAGGCGGTTGTCCACGCCGATGGTCTGGTCGCAGTGGAACGGGATCTTGCCGTTCGCGCACTTGATGGTGACCAGGTCGCGGTGGGCGCCAACGAGCATCAGCCTTGAGCCGTTCGTTGGCTTGATGCTGTCGGACAGGTAGTAGGTGCCCGGGGGGAAGTAGGGGATCTTGCCGGTCGAGTTGCAGTGCGTGAGCAGGTCAATCACCGCTTGGCGGCAATCGGTGACACCGTCGGCCACCGCGTTGAAAGGGTGGGCCTGGGCATTGACCATCTGGCCGTTGATCCAGCCGCCGACGGTGCCGGTGTCGTAGCCCAGCGTCTGGTTGTGGCCGGACATGCCCGAGCCGAGCGCGGTGTTAGCCTGGCTGGCCAGGTCTGCTGAGATCACGCCCTGGTGCACGCGCCAGTGGGCCGCCTGGTCGCCGGCGAAGGTGGCGCCCGAGGTGTGCGTGTCGAGGGCGATGTACCAGGTCCCACCGCTGAGGACCACGTCGCGCGGGGAGTACAAGGTCGCTGTGGCCCAGGCGCCGCGTGGATTGATCGCTGCGACGGCCGCCATCGCACCCGCCAGCGTCATCCGCATCACGCCCCTGCGGTCGGCGTACTGCAGAGCGCTGCTGTTGACCGCCTCGTCGATCTTCTCCGCGTTGAACAGCAGGTCCTGAGGCGCGTTGCTCGGCACTGCATTGGCGGTCGGAAGGGTCATGTGTCGCCTGCGTAGATACGAGAGTCGTAGGCAATCAATGCTAGGGACACGGTCCCATCGGACGCAGGCTTGATCTCGCTCGCGGTGAACAGCCCCGCCGCCTCGAGCTCGGCATCAGTCAGGCCGGTGGCGAAGACGTAGCGGCTGCCGCACTGGCGCTCGGCGTCGGCAACGAAGACGCCGCCAGGCACGATGCCCAGCCGCACGAGATCACCGTTCGGGTAGCAGACCACCGGCGGCCCAGCCCGGCGGCCGTCGGCGGCCGTGAAGAGCATCCGCCCGCTGGTGGCCCCGCCCCAGTTCACCGGCTCGCTCGTCCTGAGGCTGTCGCCCACGATGGCCAGCACCTCGCCGGCCTGCAGGTCGTCCCCGCCGAAGTCGTTGGGATCGACCCATCGCACGAGCGATCCGATGCGCAGCGACCCGGCATCGCTGAGGGCCGTGTCGGTCACCCTGGTGCGCTGGTGGATGAGCTTTCGGGCTTCGAGCAGCGCGCGGTTCTGCGCCTGAGACTGGGTCGCGCAACCCGGCATCTTGATCTTCTTCGGGTTGCTGCTGGTGCCGGCAACAGGCGTGCCGGTGGCGATGCTCCACCGCTCATAGGCCTTCTTGGACTGGCTCGCCTCGTCGACGTACTCCAGCTCGATGCCGTCAAAGGTTGCCGGCAGGTGGGCCGAGTAGGTCAGCTGCGATTCGCCCTTGGCGGCCAGCGTGCGGTAGTCGAGCTGCACTTCCGGATAGGCCTGGGCCTGATCGCGCGTTGCGGTCCACTTCGTGCCATCGCGCCAGACCACGCAGCGAGCCGTGTCGGCGACGAACTGCAGCCGCTCGCCCAGGCTCATGTCGGCGTCGTCCAGGCTGCCATCGAAGCGCAGCAGCTCCGATCCTTCTCCGTGCTCGGCGTTGATGCTGGCCAGCGCGTCGGTGTCCAGGCCTGCGATGTCGTTGCCCGCGATGGTCCAGATGTGCGCCATCGTCCGGGCAAAGTTGCGCGAGGTGCTCAGCGTGTCCGAGGTGAGCGTGCGTACCTTGCGCGTCCACCAGAGGTTGAACTTCCGCTCCGCAAAGCCGGTCGCGGCCAGGGTCGCTTTCGTCGTGACGCGAATGATGGTCACGCCAGGCAGGACCTTCGTCGCGAAGTGGCGCACCGCGTAGACTTCCTCCAGCTTCGCCACGTCGGCGCCGTCGGAGCTCACCTGATTGGTAAGGCGGGTGAACTGGGTGCGGTACTTGCCGCTGCCGGCGGCGGGCGTCACCTTGACGGTGTAGAAGCGCTGGTCGTACGTGTCGGCGGTGAAGGTGTCGTCCTGGCTCTGCCGGGTGCCCCCGATCTCGTTGCCGTCCTCGTCGACTTGCCACCACTCGGCGCGGATCGTCACCGAGCCCTTCAGCCCACGCAGGAAGATCACGTTCCACCAGATCTGCGTGCACTGGACCTGCAGGGTGAAGGGGCCGGCCGAGGTCTTGTCCGACCCGTTCGGGGTGATGGTGAACGAAGTGGAGCCGCTCTGGTTGCCAACCCAGGCGGTGGAGCTGAAGGTGAACGTGGTGTTCCCGCCAGCGGTGCTGTGCGAGATGACGGTGCAAGTCTGGTCAAAGGTCGTCGGGCCGGCATAGGTGAAGACCACATGCGCGGTGCCGCTCGGTTCCAGGCTCTTCAGGTCGTCGAGGTCTGACCCGTCCGGAATGGTGATGGTGAAGGTCGTCGCGCCGCTCAGGGCGTTGAAGGAGCCGGACTTGTTCAGCACAGCAAAGGCCACCGCGTAGGGCAGTTCCTGCCCGTTGACCTCGTCGCTCTCGAACGTCTCGTAGACGTCGGTCAGCGTGGTGCTGCCGTTTTCCGGATAGCCATCGGCGCCCGCCACCGGCTCGAACACCGCGAAGCTGGAGCCATCGATGTCGGCGATCGGCGTCTCGGCGTAGCTCACGTCTTCGATGAGCCCCTTCCCCCTGCTGACGCACAGCCACTCTGTGACGTATTTCAGCTGGTCGATGTACTCCACCGTCGAGGGCTGGGTCAGGTCGGGCCAGACCCGCCGGCGGCCGTAGACATCGGGCACCGCCTGGTACGCCCGGGCGATGTTGCGCTGGCCCGTCAGCTTGTTGTTCGGCGAATCCTTGCCGGCGGAGTAGTCGCCGACGTTGGGCCGCTGCGATGCCGCGTAGGCGTAGACGGCCAGCGCCGCGATCGCGATGTAGGCCCAGGTGATCGGATCCAATCCACGCGGCCGCAGTGAAATCGTCACGAGGTCGTGGCGGCTCGGCGGCATGTCGAGCCTGGGGTCCGTCAGGGGGTCGACCAGCACCCCGTTGATGCGCAGCTCGGCGTCGGCTCCACCGGAGAGGTGGCGCTCGATGTTGGCCTGGAGGCTGATGCCGCGGTCCAGCGGGTACCGACGCACGCCGCTGATGCCGGCCGGGTCGTTCAGGATGGTGAGCATGCGCCCTCGTAGCGATAGAAGCGGATGTCCGGGCAGGCCCGCTTGAGCACCGATAGCCGGGTGAGCCGCGTGCTGCCGTGCTCCGGTACCGGGTAGCCTTCCTGGGCGTGCAGCACCATGCCGCCGCCGGCGAGCCAGCCGCAATGCGTCGGTGCTCCATCGCGCCAAGTCATGAAGCAGGTCGCGCCCTCCTCCTCGACGCATTCAACCCATCCGCGCGCGGCGCTGAAGCCCGAAGCGATGTCCGTCCTCGGGACGGGCCCAAGATCGATGCCGAGCACCTCGATGTGCACCAGCACGATCAGGCCGAAGCAGTCGGCCGCTTCCCAGTCGGAGCGCCATCGCTTCCACGGCAGGCCCACGGCACGGCCGACGAACTCAGCGGGCGACATCAGATGAGCTCCAGGCCGGTGAATACTGAGGGGTCGTAGATCAGCCCCACCGATCGGCGCATGGGGTTGTCGTCGGTCGCCGTGACCTGCACCGACTCGGCGCCGAAAGCAACGCCGGCCGCGTCAGAGACGTAGAGCTCCCAGGTCAGCTTCGGCGCATCGACCTCGCCAAGGAAGATGGCGTAGACGACGGTGATGGGCGCGCGCAGACCCGACTCGGCGACGAGCGCCAACTGCTGCTTGAAGGCGCGCCCGACCACTGCACGCGGGAAGGTGATCTGCAGCCGCACCCGGGCATCGCTCGTCTGGTCCGGCGGCTTGATCGTCATCGGCGCCGGCGTGTGCTCGAACCCACCGAGCGTCACCGGTGCGAACTGGTTCGCCACCAGGCGGATCGGCGCCGCGAAGGCCGGATGATCGAAGGTCACCGCGTGAAACTCGGGCAGCGGGCTTTTCGTCGCCCAGAAGGTCGCCTTGTCCATCAGGCCGGCAGCTCCTGGTTAACCGCCAGGTCGAGCAGGCCTGCCCAGTTCATCCAGTCTGGCAGCGTGACGATGAGGTCGGCCGCCTCCTCGTAGCCGTCAGGGATCAGCAGCGCCCGCGCCATTATCGAAGCGCTGTAGCAGAAGATCCCGCCTTGCTCGGTCAGCGGCAAAAGGCTGTCGGGCAGGAATCTGCACTCGTGCTCGACCAGGCCGTACTCGGTGCGGATCGGAAGCGTGAACGGGTCGATGCCGCCGCGGATCTTGACCTTAAACCAGAGGTTGAAGGCGATGGCCTCGGCCTGCGTGAACTTGAAGGACACGTCCCAGAAGACCGGCACGTCGGTGCCAATCTCCTGGGTGTAGGCGTAGCCGCGGCGTGGTTCGGCGAGGCGGAAGGCGGCCGGCTGGGTGCGCGACTTGTTGGCGCGCAGGATGGTTCGGATGTGGAGCGGGTACGCTTCGGCCATCCCGCCATGCTAGGAACGGCCCTACAGCCGGCCGCGCAAGTTCGTGTTGGCCACCGCCGCGTTGTAGACCGGCCCGCTGTTGTTGCTGAACTGGTCGACCAGATCGGCCGTGATCAGCTTCAGCGTGTTGCTCTGGCTGTCGTAGGTCTGCGATTGCACCTGCTGGGGCGTGCCCATGTTCTGGATGATGACCGTGGGCGCCTGCCCGCTGCCGCCTACCTTGTCGGCCGCCGTCACCTTGCCGTTTGCCGTCGGCAGCATGTACTGGGCGCCCGACGAGGCTGTGAACATCTCCGGCTTGCCGGTCTCGTTCACCCGGTAGAGGCTGCCGGCGTTCACCGGGCCGCCGTACTGCCGGCCGCCGCTGAAGTTGGTGCCTTGGATGGTCGAGACGATGCCGGCCGCCTGAGCCGCCGTGGCCGCGGCCGCGGCGATGTTGGCCGGGAACGGCAGTGACAGCGCGTTCGCGATGCCCTGCTGGATCTTGATGATCGAGTCCGCGATGGCGAAGGCCTTCGACACCGCGAACATCGCCTTGTAGACACCCGACTGCTCGCCGGCGAAGGTCTTGGTGAGGTCCGCGATGCCGCCGAAGAGGTTGCCGTAGTTCTGCAACTGCGCCGCCAGGACGGCCGCCTGCTGCTGCTGTCGCTGCTGCTCGATCGCCGCGAGCTTCTCCTGCTCCTGCTGCATGAGAGCAACCCGCAGGGCGCTGGCCTGCTGCTCGGTCAGCAGGCGCTGGTCCTCGTAGCTCTGGACGGCCTGCAGCTTGGCGTCGTTCTCGGCCAGCAGCTTAGCGACCGGGTCATCGCCCTTCCCCAGCGTTTCGTCGATCAGCTTTTGGGCGTCGTTCTTCTGCGCTTCGGCCGCGGCCTCCGCCTGCAACCTGCCCTGCTCTTCGATGAGCTTGCGCTTGACCTCGGCAGCGTGCAGCGCTGCGTCCTGGTCCTGCTGGTAGATCTTTTCGCGATCGGCCTGGGCCTTGGCTTCGATCTCCGTGCGCGCGACCTCGTACTGAAGGATGCCGATCTTCTTCTCGTCCAAGAGCCGCTTGGCCTTGTCGAGCTCTCCGCGCATGCGTTCGTCGACGAGTTCTAGCCCCTTCGAGTTGGCCTCGCGCAGGGACTGCAGGTAGGCATCGGCATCGAACTTGAACCGCTTCTTCGCATCGTCGTCGGTGCTGCTGCTGCTGATTCGACCGGTGACGCGGACATCAGCGCCGGTCACGCCGCGTCCACCGCGCGTGCCGCCGTTGAGACCCCCGGCGTCCGCCTTCGCCCAGGCGTCACGCATCTGCTCGCCGAAGGTCTTGGCCCGCGCCAGCGTCTTCTGGTCTGCCGCGTCCAGGTCGCGTCGGCGTTGCTCGGCGTCGGCGACCATCTCCTCGTGGATCGCCCGGGCCGCCGCGAAGTCACCGCGAGCGACTGCGGCGATCTGAGCGCCAATGCCGCCAATCTCGCTGCCGATGCCCTTGAACACGAAGGCAACATTCCGCCCGAGCACGCTCAGCGTCTGCCACAGTACGTCGGCCACGTCGACGACGTAGGACAGCCCGGTCCTGACATCCCTGGCCCAGCTCTGCACGGCGTCGTTTTTCGCCAGGGCGTCGCTCTTGTCCGTGGCTGCGCCGAACTGGACGGCCAAGCGGTCGACAACGTCACCAAGGCCACGAATCGCGCCAGTGAGCACCGTGCTGCCGCCGGTCAGCTTGTCAAACTCCAGCGCGGCCCGGGACGCGGAGTCGCGCGCCACCGTCATTGCGCCTTCGATCGTCGCAGGCATCCGCTGGAAGTCCTGCTCAATCTTGCTGGCGGCATCACCCAGGGCCAGCAGGACCTTGTCGGAGGTGAGCTTGCCTTCCTCCCCAAGCTTGCGCAGCGCACTCACGGGCACGCCCATGCTGTCCGCCAGGCGCTGCATAAGGTAGGGCGAAGTTTCCAGCAGCGACCGGAGCTCGTCGCCCTGCAGCTTGCCGGAGCCCAGAGCTTGGGCGAACTGCAGTTGCGCGGCAGCGGCTTCCTGCGCGTTGGCTCCGGATACCTTGATGGCCTTGCTGACCAGCTCGGTCACGCGCAGGGTGTCGTCTTGGGTGCCGCCGAGTTGCTTCACCGCCGCATTCAGGCGGGTGAACAGAGACACGTTGTCGGCGACCGCCGTCTGGGTGCGCGTGCTGATGTCGTTGAGCGCCTGAAAAGCCGAGGCACCAGCCTCCACGCTGCCGGCAACAACATCGACACGGGCGGCCAGGGTGCGGAACTCATCGGCCAGCCTTGCCGCCTTGACGACGGCCAACGCCGCTCCGAGGGCCTGCACCGCCAACGCGATCTTCGTCATCGAGCCGGCGAAGCGATCCGCATCCTGCTCGACCTCGTTCAGTCCTCTGGAGAGCCGGCGCTGGTCGCGTACGAACTGCTGCAGGTCGATGCTGGCGATGTACTCGATCGCGCCTACGTTGAGCGCTTCAGTCATTGGCCTTTGCCTCCCGGCGCGCCAGGTAGGCGGCCATCTGCCGGTCGTACTCCTCGCGCGTTGGGACCTTTCGGCCCCGGGCCTCGGGGAACTTCGCCTCGATCAGCAGCTGCAGCTCGGTCATGGTCATGGCCAGGACCTGCTCTTTCGTCACGCCAAGATGGGCCTGGGCCGAGGCGACATGCTCAGCCACGCTGAACTCGCTCGCGAACTCACCGCGGCTGCCGCCCCCCGGCCGCGCCTTGCCGACCATCCCGTGCTGCACTAGGTGGCGCGCGACTGCAAGCAGTTCGACGGCCGGCATGGAGCCTGGCACGTCGACTGGCTTCTGGTCGGCGTCAACGCCATCGACGCAGCCGACAAGCGCGTCGAGGTCGGCCTGGCCGACGAGGCATGCCCGCAGCACACAACGCGCAGCCGTCAGATGCACCAACGGCCGCCGGTCGAAGAGATCGGCGGCCGTCTGGATGATCTCGGCCCCACTGCCCAGGCTGTTGATCGCTCCCAGCGAGGGGATGAAATCGAACTCCTGGCCCGCCGGCGTCATGACGCGGACATGCCCAACTTCGGGCATGAGCGCGTCCATGGTCAGAGGTTGAACAGCTGCGCCTTCAGCGTGGCCGCGCCGGTGATGTGCACGACGCCCTGGCAGTAGTGCCTGATGGTCGACAGGACGACCGCCTTGCTGGAGCCGGCCGTCACGGTGATGGCCAGGCCAGCTGACACATCCACCGAACCGATGCCGTCGACCGGGACCGTGGTGCCGCCGTTGCCGTCGATGGTGGCCGTGAGGTCGCCGCCGGTGGTGTTCGTCAGCACCAGCAGCTGCTTCTTGCTGGCGTCGAAGGTGATGGTGTCGTCGGCCGACAGGGTGACCTGGGCCGACGCGAAGGCGCCCTTCTGGGTCGCGTCGATGGCGGTGATGGCTGCCATGTGGGTGCGCTCCTATGCTGGCCGATCAGGCCGGGGTGAAAGTGACGTTGCCGTTGCTCTTGGCGCTGATGCTCCAGGTCGCGGCGCCGTCGTGCGGGGCGTCGTCGCTCCACTCGGTATTGACGAACGGGCCTTCCCAGACGCCATCGGGGGCCGTCATACGCAGCCAGAACTTCGGCTGGTTGTCGGTCGACGAGCCCGGGCTGATGGCCTGGGCCTTGTACGTCTTCTGGTTGTAGACGGCATCCCCGTAGCTGACGCCGTCGCCCGAAAACTCCACCGACTTGAACGTCACCAGGCCCGTCTTGGTGAAGGCCGGCGACTGGTCGGCGGTCGTGTCGGTGTCGTCCCACGACACCTTCATCGACTTGCCGCGCATCATGCCCAAGCGCTGATAGGTCAGCGAGCCCGGGCTGGCGTCCTCCTTGGCGATGGCGAACTCCACCATCACGTCGCGGCCGGTAAATGCACTCATGCTCTTCGCCCTCCTACAGGCTCACGATTGACGAAACGATCACTTCAGCCACTGGGCGCCCTTCGGCGGTTGGCAGCATGCGAGGTTCCGTACCCTCGGCATATGCCAGCCCGCTGATAGGCACCAGGAGCGCCGCGTTGAACGCCTCAGCCACCACAGACAGCACCGCCGGTGCGTCGTTGATGGCCCCCACAAACCAGACCGAGGTGAGCGGCTGCCGAACAAGCCGGCCCGCCCCGGCGCCGCCTATCGGCTGCACCACGACAAACCGGTCAGTCGGGCTTCCGCTGTCCCTCCACAAACCGAACTGCAGAATCCACCCTGCTGCCACCGCTTCGATGACCGGCTTCAACGCGTCGGCCGTCGGGTTTCCAGTGCTCAAGGTTTCATCTCCTGCTGCACGATGCTACGGAGCTGGTCTTGCGACTCTTCGAAGCCCAGGCGCAGGAACTCCTTCTTCGCCGTGGCCCGGCGGAAGGTCTGCTTCACGCTCGGCGCGTGCACCGGTGCCGCGTAGTTCGCGGTGTATCCCACGATTCCGATCACCTTCGTGCCGCGCTGGAAGATCCGCTTGAACTGGCTGTTCAGCAGGTTGCTGGTGTCGATGGGGGTGAAGAGGCTCGCGTGCGCCGCGCCGGTGACCACCATCTTCGTGACCGCGACAGTTGCCTTGCGCTCCACCTCAGCGGTGAAAGCCGGCAGCCGGTTCGTGATCCGCACACGTTTGCCGGCCACGTCACGTCACCAGGGCAAAGTCGTCAGCCTTGCGCTCGAAGGTGTCTGCGTCGCTCCGCACCAGGCGAACAGGCCTGGCGTCGGCCGCCGGCAGCGGGCTACCGCCGTGGTCGCCCAACGCCAGCATGTCGCCCGCGGCGCCGGCGGCGTACTCGGTGAAGACCGTCAGCCTCGAGGTGAACTCGGAGCCCTTGTCGTCGCGCATCACCTTGGCCTCGCTGCTGTAGTCGCAGTCGATGACCACCGGCGCACCGAAGCCGGCGGAGCCGTCCCAGTCGTTGCGTGGGGCGGCCGGCCAGATCGTGGCCTTGGCGGTGTAGCTCCACCTGGCAATCGAGCTCATACGCCCACCACTCGGCTGACGCCCACCTCGTCCGGCTGCGACACGGGGGCCTTGATCTTCAGGCGGTGCTTGCCCGCGCTGACCGTGGGCAGCACGAAGGGGCCGCTCGCCGCGCCGCCCGACGCCATGTCGGCCAGGTGAGTGGTGGCCGGCAGGTTGCAGGTGCCGATGAGAACGTCATCGAGGTACACCCGGACACCGTTTGCGCCACCGCCCACCAGGATCCCACCGTAGACCGTGAGCGTGATGTCGCGCCCATCGTTGGCCGGGTCCACGAAGAACAGGTTCTCTACCTGGCTGCTCGAGCTGAACAGCTGGCGCATGCCGTTGTTCAGGCCCGTACCGGCGGTGTCGTCGATGAAGCCCGAGCCGCCCTGGTAATAGAGCGTGCCGGGGAGCTTGTTCGGGTCGGTGAACGCCGGGGGCGGCGCCAGTAGCACGTCGTCGATGCCCTGGATGCGGGTCGTCGCCGCTGAGCCGATGCCCTTGTCGGCGGCCAGGGTGCGGCCGATGCCCCAGCACTGCGGGCCCTTGGTGCCCGGGAACGCCATCGACGTGTAGAACGGGACATAGACGTCCACGCCCGCGGCTAGCGAGCGCTGCACCAGCTCCTTGTTGAAGGTGCGGTAGTCAGGGTCGCCGTAGACCGCATCGACGAGGGCCGTGTTGTCGCCCAGCGGGGTCAGGTCCGGGCCACCCTCGTATTGGATGTGCTCGTGCGCGTAGCGGTGCGCCAGGTAGCTGGAGCGGTGGTATTGCACGTCATAGGTGTCGAGCGCATCGTCGTGGCCGGTGCGCAGCGACGCCATCACCTGGGTAGAGGTGGTGTTGCTCTCCTCAGCCAGCGGGTACGGCGCGCCGCCCAGTCCCCACAGCCAGTCCTTGGTAGGCCCGTACTGCGCCTCCAGCCACCGCAGGCCCATGGCCTCCAGGTTCCCATCGGGCACCGTGTTGGAGAACCAGTTCATGAGCAGCATCCGCGCGCGGCCGTTCAAGCCGCCGAAGACCGCCGAGACGAGTTGCGCGATCTGGTAGGTGCGCAGCGCATGCATCCGGTTGGCCAGCTCGCGGTAGGTCTTCGTGTGGTCCCACGAGTAGAACGGGTCCGTCGGCTCGCCGATGATCGTGGCCTCGGTGCAGGTGGCCGTGCCGCTGCCTGTGTTGCCGCTGAAGCTGAAGGAGTTGCCGGACACGGTCATCGTCGCGCCGGCGTCGGGCGTGTTGTAGCCGCTGGTGCTGCCGGCCGTGATCGCGAAAACCGCCGTCGCCCCGTTGGCGAATGGCGGCGGACGGTTCATGGTCACCGTCACCACGCCGCCGACCTTGGTCACCGAAGTGATGACGCTCTCGCCCTTGTTGCCGTGGAAGTGGCCCTTCAGCAGCTTGCGGATGCGCGTCATGCACCAGGCCAGGTGCGGGAACGTGCGGTCGTTCCACTCCTCGTTCGACGACTGGGGCAGGAACTTCAGCGACGGGTTGAGGTTGTCCCGGACGTAGGTCGACAGCTGGGTGACGTAGTCGTCCGTGGCCCAATGTGGGAAGCAGTACCAGAGATCGCAGCCGAGCTCGTTGCAGGCCTTGACCATGTCCTCCAGGGTCATGCCCATGCCGCAGGAGACGACGGGACGCTTGGCCCAGGACTTGATGAAGGCGTTGCTGTTGGTCCGGCCGGCATCCATGCAGCGCAGCACGCGCAGGAAGCGGCCGTAGAACTGGACGAACTCCGGGCGCAGCAGCGTCGATCCGGAGGTGTCCAGGTTGCTCGGGATGATGCGCGGCATCTTGAAGCCCGCGCTGACCCCGGAGACATGCATCGCGACGAAGGCGGACTGCGTGCCGCTGATCGTGAGCGTGAAGTTGGGCGAGCCGCTGGTCCACCCCGACAGCACCGCGCCGTCGAAGGTCAGGCCCGTCGGCGGCGTGCCGGGGAAGAAGCCGACGTAGGTTCCGTTCAGGTCCGGCTTGGAGGTAGCCGACCCCGTGACCGTCGACAGCACGGCGCAGAAGCTCTCGGTCGGATTTCCCTCCGAATCGACCGCCACCGAGTTGATGACCGTCGCTGGCACGTCGTACTCGCTCACAGCCACATACGAGGCGTCAGCCTGGCCGGTCGTCGTGTAGGTGAAGTGGGTCTGGTCGGTGACGGTGATGACGGCGTGGTCGGCGTCGAAGGTCGGATCCTGCAGGCAGGTCAGCACCAGGCGCATGCCGGTGGCGATGTCCTGCTCCGACGCGTAGCTGGCCGGCGCGGCGCTCAGCACCACGCTGACGACGTTCGACACCCGCGTAAGGCTCGCCACCTTCAGCAGCGTCGTGGCCTCCTGGTACCGGAAGCCGGTCACGTCCTTGGCGAAGTTGCGGGCCGACTTGGCCAGGTCCTGGTACATGGCCAGGCCGCTGTAGTCGAGCGGGGTGTCGATCTGGCCGCCGAGCATGCGCAGGTCCAGCACCGTGGCGGCCGCGTCGCCGACGGCGTAGACGGCCCCGCTGTCCGAGAACGTCGAGCCGGCGGCATTGGTGCCGGTCTGGCGGATGACCACCTGCAGGCCGACGTCGGCGGCCTGGATGACGTAGGTCGCGGCATCGCCCTTGTCGACGCCGTTGACGCGCACCCTGGCCGTCACGGTGGGCGCCGGCCGGCCTGCGACGCGGCCCGACAGGTAGGCAACCGTGGAGCCTTGGGTCGGCGTGCCGATGATAACCGGCGCGCTCATCCAGTAGGGCAAGCCGGCGAAGTGCGCGGTCAGCACCGAGATCCGGGCGGAGTGGTACAGGCGCGGCGAGTTCGGGTCGGCTTGGTTGCTCAGGTAAGAGCAGCCGTCCGACGTGCCGGCCATGCTGGTGCGTTCCCAGTAGTTGAAGTAGATCGGGCCGCCGTCAGCCGCATTGAGCAGCGCGGCGGTCGAGTCCAGGTTCGTGTTGTCCGGGTCGTTGCTGTTGTGCGTGGCGAGCTGGTTCACCCACGCCGGGACGTTCTGCGTGTTGCGGGTCGACGCCACGAGGGCCGCGCGGCTCGCGCGCTGCGTCGGGTTCATCGACAGGTTGTCGAGGAAGTTGCACGTCATGAAGACGTGGCCGTAGAACGGGCTGCCAGGATCCAGCCACGCCGGATTGATCGCGTTGGCGATGTTCCCTGCCGCATAGTCGCGCGGGCCGATGGCGAACAGCATGTTCGGCGCCACGGCCATAACGGCCGTCATGAACTCCTCCTGGTAGGCCCAGAGGATCTCCTTGCTCGCCACCACGCTGGAGCTCGGCTCGACCAATGGCTCCATCGCGTCGATCAGAGAGCCATAGTTCTGGGCGAGGTAGACCGCCGTCCCGATGAAGAGGGCCCTCTGCCTGTTGCCTTCGGTCGAACCAGAGAAGAAGTCATTGCCGCCTGATGCTTCAGCGCCCTGGCCCTTGTCGGAGTCCATGGCGATGAAGTTGCGCATGCCAACAGCGCGCGCGGCGATCAGACGCGCAACGATCGCCGAGAGATATGCAGGCTTCAGATCGCCCGGCGCCCCCTCTTGCTGCATGTCCTGCTGGTAGCCGGTGCCGTAGGTGCCGTACTTGCGAAGTGGTGTCCGCAGGCAAGTTGCACCAATCGCTGCTTCAGCGGCCTCATCGCCCTCGCGGCTCAGCTCGAAGTGCCCATCCGAGAACCCGTACGGGGTCCACGCGTTGCCACCGAGCAGGAAGCCCTTGCCGTTGATGGTCAGCTGCGCAGGCGGGGGCGGAGGCGGCGGGTTGCCGCGCCGATGCGCAAGCCAGGCAGCCCACGCAATGGCCCGAACCGGCGAACGAATGAGGCGGCGGACCTTCACTGGTCAGCCCGCACTGCGACGCCGCTGGTGGACAGGCCCGGCGGCGCGATGAACTTGTACTCGGCGCCCGCCACCGGGTTCTCGACCGTGTAGGCGTTGTCCGGGCCGAGGATGTCGACGTTGGCCCAAGGGGTCGCTGCGCTGTTGCGGCGCTGGAGCTGGGCCAGTCCGCCGGTCACGGAGACGATGAAATCGCCCGCTGCCGGAATGAATGGCGTCCCGAAAGCGGTGACGAGCGAAGCCATGGTTCCCTCCCCTTCAGGGGTCGATGACAGCGAAATACGTCCCGAAGCTCGGGTCGGAACCGACGAGGTCGGCCACCGTGCCGGCGGTGTCGAGCTCGGCGAGTTGGCGGCGCAGCTGGCGCAGCGCGTCGTCGGTGTTCTTGAAGGCCCGCGAGGCGCCGGAAGGCGCGCTCTGCGACTGGATCCGACGTGGCGCGCCGGCGGCGGCCACCAGGGTGACGGCCATGCACTGGACCAGGATCTGGTCAGCCGCCGAGTAGCCGGCCGAGACCATTGCAGCCTCGGCCGTCGCGATCTTGTCGACCGCCGCCTGGACGATGAACGACGGCAGGCTGATGCCGAGCGCCGTGTCCAGGTACTCGGCGGCCTGGGCCGTCGTGATCATGGTCAGCGCTTCCCGTTGCCCTTCGCGGCGTGCGAGGCGAGCGCGGCCTGGGCCTCGGCGAGCTGCTTGGTGAGGTCGGCGTTCTTGTCCAGCAGCGCCTGGTGCTTGGCGGCGTCGCCGGCCACCGCAGCCTCGAGCGCGGCCTGGGCCTCGGCGAGTTTGGCGGCGTGCTCGCTCTGCATCGAGCGGAGCTGGTCGGCGTGCTCGGCGCGCAGCTTGTCGAAGGCCTGCGCGGCCTCATCCAGCTGCTGCCGAGCCTGCTCGCGAATCCGCGAGATCTCCGCGTCCTCGGGGGTCGAGGGCCGTTCGGCAAACTCGACGGTCGCCGCGACCTCGTCGCCGACCTTCTCGCACTTGCCGATGGCCCAGCCTGGCAGCGTCTTGCTGGCGAGCTCGACGACGTCGCCTGGACGGGCGCCCTGCGGCCAGGGCGCCTTCAGGTGCGTGATGCGTACCTTCATGCTTCTGCCCCTTCCGATCAGGACGCGGTGTAGTGAGCGATGGTCGAGCGGCCGTCGTAGTCCGAGCGGAACTGCGTCGCCGCGGCGGCCAGCACGCCCAGCGTGTAGTCGTCCTCGGGGTTGAGGCGCGCCTTCGGGCGGGTGGTCATCGGCATCGCCGACAGCACCGAGCCCCAGTTGCCGTCGCCGATGTTGGCGATGCCGATCAGCTCGTTCGCCGGCACCTTGGAGGCCGGCACGATCTCGGCGATCTGCTGCATCTCCATCAGCCGGGCGAGGATGGTCTTGGGGTAGTTCGCGGCGTAGTCGGTGTTGTCCGCGTAGACCCAGTCGCCGTAGTTGCAGAACACGGTGACCTTGCCGAAGGCGTTGTCTCCGATCAGCGTGTTGACCAGCGCCTTGAAGGTCGACAGCCACTGCGCGCCGGTGGCGCTGGCCAGGGTGAGGCCGTGCGTGCCGGTGTTGCGCTGCGGGAAGGTGCGCAGGCCGTAGATGGTCGCGCCGCCGACCACGATGGACGACAGACCGTTCAGGGCCATGTCCTCCAGCTTCTCCGCGACCTTGCGCTGGTGGTTGCCCACCGCGGTGACGTCGAGCGAGAACGGCGACTTCTGGGCCACGGCCATCTGACGCCAGCCGAAACGGGCCTGGCTGTCGAAGATGGGCACCGGAGTGCCGCTGTACTTCACGTTCGGCGTGTCGGCGCGACCTTCGCTGCGGCCGTCCATCGAGACGTGCACTTCGCCCGAGTCGCTGACTTGCGGGAAGAAGGACACGATGTCGCCGATGTCGACCGGCAGCTGGCTTGCGGCGGCCAGGCGGTTGAACACCACCAGGATGTCTCGCTGGATCTGCGCGGCGCGCGAGTCGATGCGGCGCCAGGCGTCGATCGGGATCGCCGAGGCGTTGCCGACCATGGCCATCTGGACGGCCGCCTGCATGGCCGCCGAGCCCTGCTGAGCGTTGAAGGCCCGGCGGGCCGCGTTGATGGCCAGTTCCTGGTCTGGGGTGAAGCGGAGCATGTGCTCTTCCCTCCTTACGGCTTGGTGTAGAAGTTGGCGACCTCGAAGTCCATGAGGTCGCCCGCCGACTTGGCGCCGGAACCGCGGGCGAAGCCGACCACGATGTTTCCGCTCGCAGCGGCAGCGAGGCGGCCCGCGGCGCCCACCGTCAGCTCCTGGCCGTAGGTGTAGGTCGCGGCCGCCACGGCGGCCTGGTATTCCTGGGTCGGCTCCAGCTTGTAGGCCACGCCGCTGTCGCCGCTGGCGTAGGCCGTCAGCAGCGGATCGGTCGACGTGAACGCGGCGTTCGGATCGGCGTAGAAGTCGCGGGCCGCCAGCAGGCGCAGGTTCGCTGCGAAGGCTGTGGCCTGCGCCAGCGTCGCGGAGCCCTCCGTCACGAAGGTGCCGGGCAGGTAGGCGCCGGCGACGGTCTTGTCGCTGACGGTCTTCGGCTGGCGATCGGCCGGGCCGCGGTAGATGCGATTCGCCATGGATCAGGCCCCCTTCTTGGCTTCGTCGAGGATGGAGTTCATGGAGTAGTCCTTGAACTCGTCGTCAGCCGCGCCCGGCTTCGCGGCGCCGCCGCTGGGCAGGACCGGCGCGGCGGTGGTGTTGGCGGCGGCCAGCTCGCGCAGGCGGGCGATCGGCAGCGCCATCAGGTCCTCGACCTTCAGCAGCGAATTGCCAGCGGTCAACTTCGTGGCGAGGTCCTTCGCCTCGGCTTGCTCGGCGGCCCTCACGGCGGCCTCGTGCTCAGCAAGCTTCGCGTTCGCCGCCGTCAGCTGATCGGTGGCCGGCTTCGTGACCAGGGCGTTGTAGGCGGTGAGGAGCTGAGCGTCGTCGAGCCCCTCGGTCTTGATGCCAGCCGCATTCAGCGCGGCAAGGATCTTGTCTTTCACGGCGTCTGCTTCCTCGTGGTTGGAGACCGGTTCGTAATCGACCCTTCGAGTGACCTCGATCGGGTTGCCAGAAAATGCTACGGAGCCCTCCGAAGAGACCGTGTAGTCCTGACGCCAGAGCTTGCCGTCACGGTCCGTCCAGATGGCATAGCGGTCGAAGACCTCGGTCACCCACGCGCCATCGGGCAGCGCGCGATACAGGCCGCTGGTGATCTGGTCGAAGCTGATCTCGCTGCCGTTGCCCAGCAGCTTGCGCAGCCAGCCCACCAGGCCGGCGTAGCGCTTGTCCTCGGGCTCGGTGCTGAGGTTGGCGACCTCGATCGCCTCTTCCTGGCCGGCGGCGTTCAGGAACATCCCCACGCCGTCAGCGGGCGTGCCCGCGCCCTGCTCGTTCAGCAAGATGGCAAGGTGGTCGTACTCGATGCCGGTAGCGACCTTGGAGTACTTCTTGCCGCGGGACTCGCCGTTGACGCTGAGCATCCTGGCCAACAGGCCGGTGCTAACGTGGATGTCTTCGACGTTGCTGCCGTTGATGGCGGCGTCGAGTCGATCCACCATCTTGGCGCCGTCAGGGTGCGCCCGCGCCTGGGCTTCGTTCACCACGATGTCGACCAACGTGCGGCCACCCTCGTGCCGCGCGTTGCGGCAGTAGCTGCCCATCCAAGCGGCAGCCAGAGCCTCGCCGTTGAGCGCGCTGATGAACTGGCCGGCCGCGTTCTTAGGGTGGCCGGCTGGTGCGGGCTTGCCCTCCAGCGAGGCCACGCCCTCAGACAACTCGGCTGCCGGGTAAAGCACGCTGTTCATCACGATGTCGTCGACAGCGCCGCAGACGCCGCGAATCGTGTACGTGCCGCCTTCCTTGGACACCGCCGAAGCGTTGACCGTCGAGAGGATGTGAATGCGCGATCGCTTCATGGCGGCGCATGCTAGGAAGCCCAGAAATTGACAGGCCCCGCGCGTTGCCGCTGCGGGGCCCTGTGCTCTATGACCCTTGGCTACCCACCTGTCGGAATGGTTTCGGGCCCCCGAGTCGAACGTGGCATCTCTGGGTTATGAGCCCAGCGGATTGCCGCTTTCCCAGCCCGCGAAGCTGATGCTATGGAGCTGTCAGGGCACGCCTGCGCCGCAGATCGAAATGTCCAGCCAGTTCAGCACCACCGAATCGCTGGGGGTCGCCTTCGTCATCGTCACTTCCAGCAACTTGCCCGCAGTGCCCGTGTCCTTCGTCGTTGTGCTCAGCGAGCCGGACGTGAGGCCAACGATGGCCTTGTTGTTGCTGAACCATTCCTGAGACGCCGCGTTCGCCTGGTTGCGCATCTCGGTGATCAGGTTCATCACCGTGTTGCTCGCAAGGTCCAGGGTGAAGCCCGAGGCCATGGATCCTGCCGTGCCCACGTTCACCTTCAGCGTCTTGGCGTTGGCATTGTTCGCCACCGTCAGGAATGCGGCCACGCGCACCGAGTCTTCCGTGCCCAGCTTTGGCAGGGTGTAGGTGGCCAGCGCGTGCTCGGCGGTGTCCGTCGTCTGCGCCGTGACATCGCCCCGGACTCGATAGACGTTCTGGCAGCTCGGCGCCCAGACCCAGGTCGATCCGGTCCAGCGCATCTCGATACTGTTCTGGTCGTTGGCAAAGGCGCGCTGGCCGGTGTAGAGGCCCGTCTTGGCACGGATGTTGGCCTCGGTGTCCACCAGGACCGATGCGACCTGATAGGAAGCTGCCCTCGCCTGAGGCAGCGCACCGAGGATCGTGGCGACGCACCAAGCGACGACGACGAGGAGAATGGATCGTTGCAGTCGAGTCATCGGGCTTCCTTCTAACGTCAGAGAATGCAGCGCAGGCCCTGCACGCAGTTGCTCGACAGCGCCGGGTACTCAGGCATGGTGAAGGTGCCCGGGGCGGTGTCGAGACGAGCCGCCCAGTCGCCGAGGTGCGCGCGAAGGTTCAAGTAGCCGAATGGATAGTCGGCGGTGTTGTAGGTCTGACCGTCACAAGCTAGGTGCGTCTTGAGCGTCGAGCCGCCGATGGCGCCCGCGGCGGATGCGCCGATCTGCTCGACGGTCCCCATGCGGCCCCACTCGAACAGCAGCAGCTCGGGGTGATCGCAGATGTGCCGCAGCGCGTCGAAGCGCATCTGGTTCGATGCGCCAGGCCGGCCGACGAAGCGCATCATCCCGCTGGCGTCGATGATCTTGACCGGGCCGTTGCGGTCGGCGCCGCCGGTGTTGGTGATCTTGATCAGGAAGTCGGGTGGGTTGGACGCCACGCCGTTGCCGCTCAGGCCGAACTTGGGCGCGATCAGCGTCACCATGTCGGCCGACTGCAACTCCAGCAGGCAGTCAACCGCAAAGTCCTTCAGCTTGAAGTGCACGAAGGCGAACTGCGCCTTGCTGTTGATGAAGCGGTTGGAGTTGCTCTCGTTCTTGCCGATGAACAGCGTCTTACCTTCAACGGTGCCGGACTTGACCACGCAGCCGTTGGTGGCGCCGGTGATCTTGAGCGTTGGGTCAGAAGTGGGGTTGTTCCGCCGCCACGCATCGAACTTGTCTAGTTCGACGGCAGCCCCATTGATCTCGATCGCAGTTCCGACGGCCACCGAGCCGAAGTCGCTGCCCTTGCAGTCGGAACCGCCGATGTAGATGCCCACGCCACCGGCGCCCTCCTGCCGCAGGCGCTGGGCCACCAATTTGTCGTTGCCGACGTCGTAGTGGATGCCGTTGTTCGGGGCGTTGTAGACGCCCACGTTTCGCACGGTGTGCGCGTTTGCGCTCCCGCTGCGCGGCGGGTGGTAGAGACCGTGGACGGTTCCCGGGCGCGTGACGCCGCCAGCGATCGTGGCGTCGATGTCAAGGTCCTCAAGAACGCCCTGGCCAGCGATGCCGGAGTGCGAGCGGAAATCGTCGAGGACGGTGACGAAGCCACCGACGTTGCCACCGCGGTCAGGGATCGCGCTGCCGTCGTGCGCGATGACCGTGGAGCCCTTGACGCCCCGAACGGTCTGGGCCTGGGAGACTGTGCAGGCAGGCGTCAGGATGCGCCCGGCTGGCAGGCGAACCGGCCGCCCTACTCCGTCGTTCCAAGGCACCCCGTCCGTCATGCCCGACTCGGGGTTGACCGTCTCGATCTTGCTTTTGACCGTGGCGGGAGTGTCCGTCGCCAGAACGACGACCTCGCCGTTGCTCACCGCCAGCTCCGGCGCGTACGTGCGCAGGTAGTAGGACATCGTCCCGGTGTTGACGTCGATGCGCAGCTTCGCCGGCACGCCGTAGGGGCCGAAGTCGACGCTCGCCGAATTGACTGCCGTCGTGCCGTCCGGCCCGCCGTAGAGCATCACCACGTCGGTGTTGCCGTCGGATTCGACGTGCAGGACCTCGTCGGCCTGAAGGACTACGTTGGCGTGTTGACCCGCCGAAAGATCAGCCATCTTTGCCTCTCCAAAGGATGGCCGCCGATGCTAGGAAGGGGTCACTTCTTGCTCTTGCGCCAGGCCGCCAGCTCGCTGGCCATCGCCTTTCGCAGGTGGCTGGTCAGGACCGGCTTGCCGTCGTCGTCGAGCAGGCACTCGGTCTGCGCGCAGTGGCAGCGGTACCGGTTGCCGTCGCGGCTGTAGAAGTCCTTGACCTCGGCCGAGGTGTAGACGTGGCCGTGCCGGGCGGCGTGCGTCGGCCTGGTGGTCGGCAGGAAGGCGCTGGTCCAGAGGAGGCCGATGCTCAGGCCCAGCGATTCCTTCGCGTCGTCAGCCTCGGCCATGCGCGCGTCGCGTAGCGCGCCGGTGATGTCGGTCTGAGCGTAGCCCTCGGCCCGGGCTCGGCTGACGTGCACGCGCTCGCTGATGAGGCCGCGGGCCGCCTTCGGGTTCAGGCCATCGGCCACGGCCTGGCCGATCACGCCGGCGAGGTCCTTGCGCAGCTCCGCGGCAAGGCCGGTCCAGTGCTCATAGCTGCGGTACTTCGACACCGCGGCCCGGAGCCGGTAAGGCTCGCTGAAAACCACCGTCTCCAGTGAGCGCGAGGCGGCGTAGATCTCTGACAGGCGTGAGAGGTTCGAAACCGACTGCGCGGCGCCGAGCTGCTGCGCCTGGTCGGCGAACGGTTGATACCAGACGATGTACTCGTTCCGCCTGCCGTCGAGAAGCCAGCGGTCCAGAGCCGCCTGCAACTCCTCGGAGACGCTGGCCAACTGGTCGGGCGTGAGGCCGTAGCGCACGCGCGGCGCATCGAGGTCCAGGTTCAGGCTGTAGACCGGGATCCGATCGAAGGCGGCCAGCAGGTCATCCTCGAGGAGCGCATAGCGGGCACGGATGGCCTGCACGGCCTTGCGGAGGATCCGGCCGGTGCCGGTGCGGTCGCTGGCCTTGCCCGGGATTACCGGGTTCGGCGTGCGGCGCTTCATGCGCCAAGCTTACCGAGCGATGTCCGTGACCACGCTCTGGCAAGCGCCGTGTCGTAGTCTTCATTCACTACAGCCGGCTTGGCGCCCGGCGGCCGTGCGTTCGGATCGGGCGGCTTCACCCCGCGCATTGCGTCGAGGTCATCCTCGTCGGGCATGCCGTCGTCCGGGCGCTTCTCGTACCCGACCACCTCGCGCAGCTCGTTGGCGTCGAACAGAGGCTCGGTGATGCCTCCGTCGAACGCTGTCTTTGACGCGGTGGTCATCTTCACCAGGCGGTCGACGCGCTGCTCGTCGGTCGGGGCGGCGATGTCAGGCCACTCCACCTCGAACTCGCCTGCGTCGATCAAGCCGGCGTCCTGCATCCGCTTCACGAACTGCTCCAGCATGGGCGTGAGCTCGGTGGCCTGGCGCGACTTGCAGCGCTTGACCATGTCCGACTGGTCCTCGTCACTGGCCAGGCGGCCGGTCTGCTGCCCGAAAAGGATCGTGAACGGGATTCGCACCGCCGCGGCGAAGAGATTCGCCGCCACCTCGAACGACGGCTTCGGGTCGAACATCTGCGTCTGCAGCGTCTCGGCCTTGCCGCCCTGGATGACGATGCTGGCGTCGATGTTCTTGTTGAGTGAGCGGGTCTGCTCCTCGTGGACCTCGCGGACCGTCTTCTTGGTACCGTCCTCCATCTGCAGGGCTTGGACGTTGGCCTGCGGGTCGTAGGCGAAGACGATCGAACGGGCGCTGTTCTTGAGGTAGCTCTCGGCAGAGCCGCCGGCGATCTTCTCGAGGTCGATCATGTGGTTGAAGCCGGCCTGCAGCAGAGGCACGCCGTCGAACATGTCGCCCACACTGCCCTCGGCCAGGATCTGCACGCGGCTGGGGTGCACGTCGACCCAGGTCTCCGGCCGGCCCTGCGTGCTGCCCTGCTGCTGAATGGCCCGGGTGCGGTACTGGAACATGGTCGGCTGGCCGAATTGCTCGCTGGCCTCGTCCATCTCCCATGCCGTGACCTTCAGCTGGTTCTCGTAGACGGGCACGATGTCGACAAGCCGCTGCCCCTTCTTCAGCGGCTCGCGCAGGGCCCGGCCGTCGCCGACGCGGTAGATCAGCGCCGAGAAGCGCCCGATCATGTTGCGGCGGTCGAAGTCGCGCAGCTTCGCCCAGGCGCTGATGGCCTTGAGCTGCTCGGCGACCTTCTTCTCCCACGGCGTTTCGTCTTCGCTGCCCTTCGCTTTGATGCGCGGCAGCTCCTGCCAGCAGCCATCGAGCAGCCGATGCACGGCGCCCTGGCCAGGCCCGCCGCGTGAGTAGGCCTGGAACATCCGGTCGAAGGTGACCTCCTCCGGATAGCCGTACTGCACCCAGGCGGCCGGCCGCTTGGCATCGATCGCGCCGCCGAGGAAAGCCTCCTCGCGGGCGCGCATGATCTTCAGCAGGTCGGCTTCGTTAACGGTGAAGGTTCGGGCATCCTGGCTCATGGGCCAGGGATGCTAGGGACGGAAACCTATGCTCTATCCAGGCCGTTCCACAAGCGGCTGTTCGCGTTTGTCACCAGCACGGCATACTTTGCTACGACCTTTGCAGCGCTCGCCTTGACCGCTTCGATCACCTGTTCATTCGTCGCGTTTCCTTCGAAGTTGTACTCCGCTGGCGGTAGCTTGTAGCGAATTCCTCCGTCCGCCACTATCACGTCAACGATGCCCTTCGTTGCCAGATCCTGCGCGAGCTTTGCATACTGCTCCCGCGTTGCGTTGAACAGCTCGACCCTTATCGTGAAAGCAGCCATAGATGTCCTTTCGATTGCAATGGCTGATTGAAGAACGAGATCCTCACTCATAACCCGACATTGCGAGGGAAAGTACTAAGCGAAGATGCCAACGTCCGGCTGCAGCAGCCCATTGAAGCCCCGAGCCGCAGCGTCGACTTGATCATCGAAGTTCCCATTCGGGAACAGCCTGCACTCCTCCTTGAACGGATCGTTCCAGACGCCCTTCAGCATCAGCACGTTGCCGGCGTTGATCTGACTGGCCAGCGGCGTCGCCCGGACCACCTTGTCGCCTGACTCGGGCGAGAAGTGCACGTTGTGGCCGGCCAGCAGCTGGGCGAAAGCCAGGACCTGCGACTTGCCGGCCTGGCCGGGGTCCTGGGGCAGGCTCTGCTTCACCCGGCCGCGGCCATCGTTGTCTGCGGTGGTCCGGATCAGCGTGTCACGCTGGTTGGTGGCGAACTGCTCGCGGACCATGTTGGCGATGATGTAGCGGCCGTCCGCGAGGCGCCCGACCTTGCCGCCGGCGGTGTAGTCGCCGGTCGTCGTGGCGCCCAGGTCCCAGCCACGGCACCACTCCACGACCTGGCCGGGGATGGCGTCGACGATGGTCATCATGTCGGGCTTGATCACCCCGCCCTCGGGCGGCGCCGGCAGCTGGCGGTACTGGCCGGCGAACACGTACGGGCTCGCCTTCTCCATGCGCTGCAGGTCGGCGGCGCTGTGCTTCTGCGGCCATAGGGGCGTGCCATCGTCGTTCCAGGCCGACAGGCAGATGTGCTCCCACACCTCGCCGTTGCCGCCGGCCACGGGCGGCCCCTTCAGGTCCTTGCCTCGATCGCCAAGCAGCCAGCCGGCGAGGTCCGACTCGTGCAGCCGCTGCATGATCACGATGATCGGCGTCGACGGGCTGTTCTTGCGGCTCTCCAGCGTGTTCTGGAACCAGTCCAGCACGCCCTGGCGGATCACGTCGCTGTTGGCCTCGTCCGCCTTGTGCGGGTCGTCGATGATGATGGCGCCGCCGAACCCGTCGCGCATCTTGCCGGCGCCGAAGCCGGTGATGGTGCCCGCCGTGCCGGTGGCGTACATGACGCCGCCCTCGGTGGTCTTCCAGTGGTGGCTCGCCTCGCTGGCCAGTTCGAGCTCCGGGAAGATCTCGCGATAGGCCTCGTGCTGCACCAGGTTGCGGATCTGGGAGCTGTTGTTGATCGCCAGCGCGCCGCTGTAGCTGGCGTGGATGAACTCGGCGTCGGGCACGCGGCCCAGGGCCCAGGCGATGAAGTTGATCACCGCCAACTCGGTCTTCGAGTACCGCGGCGGGATGTTGATGATCAGCCGGGTGCACTCTCCCCGGAAAACCCGCATCAGCGCATCGCAGACGATCTGGTGATGCCGGGCCCGCTGCCACTTGAAGTTCTTGCGCTGCAGGAACATCCAGCGGGAAAAGTCGTACAGGTCCTCCCGCGCCCAGCCGACGGCGGCCAGCCGCTTCGCCGGGTCAAAACTCCTCTCGGACACTGCGCACAGCCTCGGCGAGCTCTTCCTTGGTGATGCTGGCCTGGGCCACGGCGATCGGCCGGCCGTCCTTGCCGGTCAGCTCGCGCCGGTTCGTCAGCGCGCCGCCGATCTCCTTCGCGGCCTGCTCCAGCAACTGAGCGACGAGGGGAATGTTCTTGCTCGCCTCCGCCTTCTCCAGCGAACGCTGCAGCACCCGTAGGCGGAAGGCCTGCTGAGCGATCGGGACGGATGCCACGTCGGTCAGGAACGCCTCGCGGGTGGCCTCGAACACCTGCCGGAGCTTCTCGCTCAGGTTACGCCCGGCGGCCTTCGTGGGGTCGTACATCGCGACCTGCTGCCGCGGCACGGTCAGCCCGAATTCCTGCTTGACGAACTCGGCCACCTGCGAGGGGGTGTCGTAGCAAGCCAACGCCTGCACGATCGCCAGTTTCACGTTGTCCTTGAGTGCGGCCATCTCGTATGCCTCGGGTCAAGCCCGGCTGATCTTCGTCGTCTTGCCACAGTGTTGGCACTTCGTGCGCGAGCGCTCATCCAGGCGCTTCATCTCGCCCAGGTACGCCTCGCGCGTCCGATTCCATCGGCTCTCCTGCTTCATCAGCTGCTCCAGCACGAACATCGGGGCGACCTCGCCCTTGCAGCGCCGACAGAAGCACTTCCCCGCATCCGGATCGACGAAGAAGGCGGGCGGGAAGTGGCAGCAAGGCTGGGGTGCCGGGGCCAGGAACAGCTCGCCGATCGGCTCTTTCGGCTTGACCGGCAACTGCAGGATGTCCGCGCCACTGGTGTCGATCTCGATCATGGTGTCCTCCCCTATGCCGCCTTGAGCAGGCAGGTCCCGCAGGCCCCAGCGATGGCGACGCGGCTGACCTCAGGGGTGCCCCTTGCAGCGGCCGCCAGCCGGGCCAGCGCTCCATTCGGATCGCCAACCCCATAGCGCCGCACCACCCCGACGAACTCCTCCACGTCGTGGCCGCGGATGAACAGCTTCGGCTGGCCGTCCTTGGTGAAGACGGGCTGGTCGAACAGGTCGCGGCGCTGGGCGACGTGATACAGCTCGTGCTCCACCAGCGCGGCAAACTCGGCGTCGCTGCAGGTGGCGCAGTAGCTCCCGGCTAGGGTGATCAGGTAATCCGGCACATGGCCGAACCACTCCCGCATCTGCTGCTCCTGGCGCTCGCGCTGCCATGCGCTGCAGCGGAAGGCGACCTCCTCGGCCGTGCCGATGACCGAGCGGCCCTGCTTCTCCGCTGGCCCGGGTGCCCAAAGGACGGCCAGGTCGGCGTCGAGCAGGTGCTGGTGTTCTGGGTTATGCAGGGCACCGTCCTCGGCCAGGATCTCGGCGTGCAGCCACGCCAGCACATCCGGCGCTGGGGCGAACTGGCCCTCCAGCACCGCGGAAGGTGGAAACGGGCGCTTGCTGGCGGGCGGGCGGCGGCCGGTCATTGTTCTGTTTCTTCCTGCCCGATCAGCTCGAGCAACTTGCGGCCGCGGGTGCGGGCGCGCTTGGTGGGTTTCGGCACGCGCTGGCGGGCGCGGCGCTGGCGCTCTTTCTCGGCCCACTCCTCGGTTTCGTCGTAGCGGCGGGCGGTGTGGCGGACCACGCCGACTTCGCGGGTCGTGACGCCGTAGCGCGGCTGTGGCTCCTCGGGCCGAGGCGGCCTGGTCGGCTTGGACAGCACCACGAAGGCGGGGTCGAAGACCGATGGGATGCCGGTGGTTTGCGGCGGCTCGGCCTCCAGGGCCAGCACAACGCGGTGCACCACGGGCGCGGCCACGAAGGGATCGTCGTCGACTTCCTCCGGCTCCTGGCGGTTGAGCCACTCCGGCGACAGCAGGTCGAGCTGCACCCACAGCACGGCCGCGACGAGGCGCGCCGCGGGCTGCGGTCGGCGGTCCCTGAAGGCTTCCGAGTTGAAGAGGTCCAGCTGCTGCACACCCGTCGTCCGATCAGAGAAGGCTGGCCTGGGCGGCCGGTGCGGGCGCGCTGGGCTTCTTCGGT